AATCACATCTCATCATTAGAGATCAATCATGATCGTGATTATTCCAGATATTCCAGTATTGATGGAATAATGAGCAATTATTGGAATAGCATTTTTTGCTAACGACTTATCCATGTCTACTGGGTATGATTCATCACATCAACAGTAAACGAGGAAAGTATTATGTTTAAGCAGTTCACAGATCTGGACTTCTCAGCCAGCTCGGTAATCCAGACTGACGAGAAAGTGCACGTTGCGATAGAGAACATTGCGCGTAAGATTCACAACAAGCAAGAGAAGGCAATGATAGCCGCTCTAACCGCCTATTATGACGTAAGTGATGTAATGGAGTGCGTGGACCGCGTAACGCGCGTGGTGGACCGCTTAGGCGCGTCTCGCTTAATTGATAACGATACTGGCGAGGTAATCACTCAGTTCAATAAACCATTCATGCGCACTGAGCCAGGCAGTGTTGCTCCTTGCTTCGTGGCTGACTATTCAATCACCGTTAACTCATTCGTAGCGGATCGTGTTAAGGAGGCATTGTATGAGTGATAATATTTACCGCGTAGTGGCGATCTCACGAAAAACACAGAAGCGCGTAATCGCTTACATGGGTAGTAGCGCCATTGAAGCTACGGACGCCTTCGAGTTATTGAAGAATAACGAGGGATTTATGAACACGTTCCGCGTTCGACTTGAGCGTCTCGAACCTGTTATCATTGATGAAGCTAGAAAGCTATCCTGACTGGTTAGGGGGAATAATGAACCACACTTACAAAATCACAACGAAGTCACCGAAGATTAACGGAAGTACGGTTGCGGCACTAAATAACGCGGCGGCAATCCACGAAAAAAACATCATGGAGCGCGTTAAGGCGGCAGTAGGCCGATTCTACGGAATTAACGCAGACATTGCCGACAGCAAGCGTCTATTTAAATACGCGCCAGGTCATCCATATAGCCGGATGGTTGACATTAAGCACAACAAAGAGCTTGTTAGAATCGGATCGCTTAGCGTTGACGAGTTCGACCATAGCATTAACCTGGTTACGGCATATCAAACATGGGACGGTAAAAAATGATTTATGTTCACACTTTCTATACAGGAAAGTTTAACAGCGTAAAAAATGTTCGCGTTTACGATAGTCGCCAAAAAGCAATGATGCAAAAGGTAGTTCTCGGCGGCACGATCAAAGAGTGTAAAGTAATTTCTGAGTGCTGATAGCACAAATTGCTAAAGACACACATCGGGGAGTAAGGTATATTACTCCCATACCAAACAAAACAAAGGAATCAAAAATGAGCATTAAAGTTGAGAATATCATCAAGCACCTGAACGCAAAAGGCCGTGTATTTATCAAGATGGATAAGTCTTCAGGCTTTATTTCAATGACGGTAACTAAGACGCGTAACGGAAATAGTGTTATCGGAAGCGTGCCAGGCTCTCGACTGATAAATGCAACAGATGCGGATGTTCGTGCAACGCTTGAGGCTAACTCGATTTACATTAATTCGTGGGGCTAATTAATGGAACAAGATAATTTCTGGACTCGTTATTTTGCAGCGCTTGATGCCGGACTTAGTTCCGAATGGTGCATCAAGGTAGCATATAAAGAAATCACACTTGACGAGGCTCTTGGTGATATGGATATGGATGCTGAAAGCGAATACGATCCTAACTTTGAGTTACCCGGTGATGATATTAATGAGGACGTTGACGATTATATTCCCTGGTAAATAGCACGATTTGTTAATATTGCCGTAAGGTCATTTGATAAAGTGGCCTTATTCAAGATAACCAATCAGGAGCGAACACAATGAAATCAATCAAACTTAAATGCACTTCCGCAGACAAAATCACAGGATTCGAAGTAAACAATCTGTACAAAGGTCGTGAGCGCTATGATGATACTCGTGAAGTAAAGTTAAAATGCGGGAAGTATTTAAAACTTGAAAAGCATGATGAATTACATATTCACGGATCTGATGAAATCTTCTTCGCGAAGTTCACCGAGTTGAAAACAAAGACGCTCAAGTGCACCGGACTTGACCATCGCAACCCAATGAAAAAATCATTCAAGGTTGGAAAGCGTTACCAGGTAGAAAGCGGTCGCGCTCTTGGAGGCGTAGCTGGTTACATCTTTGATGAGGACGGTTGCCGCTGGACCTTATTCCGCGAAGAGGTTGGTTTTAGTATCGCAGACGGCACAACCTTTGAGAGTAAATACTTATGAAAGATGAACTGAAATACGTTAGCGGGAGACTGTACTGGAAAGAGTGGAGAATCGGAAGAAGACGAAATCTACTTGCCGGAACTGTTAATAAAAAAGGTTATCGGTCAATATGTTTTCCAGGAGGTGTATTTGAATACGCCCATCGAATAGTATGGAAAATACACTACGGAAACATACCAGAAGGAATGGATGTAGACCACATAAACCATGAAAGAGACGATAACAGAATTGAGAATCTCAGGCTAGTAACTAGGCAAGACAACCTAAGAAACAAGGGAGTAGTGTCATCAAACACAGGAGTTATGGGAGTGTATTGGAATAAAAAAACAAATAGATACACGGCAAACATAACCATAAATAAAAAGACAAAACACTTAGGGACCTTCATGACGCTGGATGCAGCGGCTAAAGCAAGGAAGGAAGCGGAAAGGCTATACGGTTTTCATGAGAATCACGGATCGAATAGCACTTTTTGCAAAACGCGTGTACCATTGACGGTGTATCATTCACGCCGTCAACTAAGGAGTTTATTGTGATGTTTAATATTAAGCCAAAACTGAATTACCAACAGATTATTGAGATCGCAAATAGCACTGGAGTTAATCCGGTGGCGATCGCAATTCGTGAAAACAGCTACGGGGATTCAGTTTCGTTTTGGCAAGACCCGATCGATATCAACAGTGGAAACGATAAGTTCCCGCTGATTTCGTTAGGTGGCGATAACCTGGTATTCGAATATGCAAAAGCAAAAGCTGAGTCTGTACAGTTTCCTGTTTCGTCTGCGTACGCTCATTTCATTGGGTGCATCTCAGCCGCGATGCTAGGGAAGTTTTGGGTGCAATATCACGGAGAAGAACAACCGACCGCTCTTTATATGGTGATTAGCCAGCCACCATCAACAGGTAAATCCGCGATTAACTCAGCGGCGATTACACCTATGCGCGCAGAGATTCAGAGACTGAATGAAGAGCGCAAAAAGGAACGTATCCGTTTAACCAGTCAGCTACGTCAGATCGAGAAGGAAATCAAAAACGATCCGAAGGGTAACACGACGGCGGCGCTGTACGAGGACAAGGAAAAACTGGAAGAGAAGATCAAGAAGATGGCTGATATTGTTTTCGCGGTATCAGATCCTACACCGGAAGGTCTTGCGAAAGTAGCTGCTGTTCAAGGCCACTTTTCCGTAATCTCTGATGAGGCAACGGCAATAAATACATTGCTTGGCCTGACTTATGGCGGTTCTGATAAGAAATCAAACAGCGAGCTTATCCTCAAGGCGTGGGATAAAAACCATATGGAGGTTGCGCGTTCAAATCAGGACAATAACTTATCTCTTTGCCCGGTCGGTTCGATCTGCGTCATTGCGCAGGATGAAACAATCAAGGGTATCATGGACGCAGGCCAGCGCGGTATCGGTGTATCTGAGCGTTTCCTATTGGTTCGCGAGGAACCTCTTTTAGGCACTCGTATTCTTTGCGATGAAAATGGTGATGCACTGTATAAGGAAGTCGATCGAGGATTGGTGAGTAAATATTATCGACTTGTGCACAACATTATGAAGGAGGACAACGTTGTTCTCTCTGTAAGCCGTAATGCTATGCGTGAATTAAACCTTGCTCGCCAGGCTATGGAGCCGGATTTCGCAGCCGGGGGCAAATACTCTCACTCAATGCTACGCGGTCATCTCGGCAAGTTCGATAAGCACGCTTTGCGCATTGCTTCAGTTCTTCACACAATCAAGAACTGGGAGGGTGAATCACCGAACCGTTCCAACCGTGAGATTGACCTTGAAACAATGCAGGAAGCGATCATGATTTTCAATGAGCTTTCCAGAACCTATCTGTCGTCTGCCAGCGCCGCCGGGTATGCTGGTGATGAGGCTGAATCTCGTAAGCTGATTGATGTTATCACTGAGATCGCAAAGAAGAACAAAGGTCGCGCACCTATTCATAGCATTGTTGCAAAGTGCCGTAACGTTACGCCGTTCAACGGTCAACAAAAAGTAGCTGAGCGAATCGACAGCCTGCTGATCACGCTCGAAGAGATGAACTACACTTGCCGGATTGATGATATTGTTTTCATCAATCCTCGACTGATGGGTTAATAATATGCTTCTTCTTTTAGATCTGTTCAGGTTCTGCGAAGGTTACGACAAATACACTCGACAGCACATAGCGAAATTTATATACGCCCACAAGGAAAGTGAGCGATTTGCTAAGGCCGCCGGAATGACTCGCCGTGAATTTACAAGCGCGCTGTCTAAGGAGTTTTGCGCACGCTGCGTGACTGAGGGTTATCTTGATTGCAAGGGTGGATTTTACTGGTGCAAGGGAAAGATCAAGCGCCCGGTAATGATGAAGCTGATGTGTATTGATGGCTACAACAATCGATATACGTGGGAAATGATGCACATTGGAGAAATGAGTGATGAAGACTTGTTTGGCGAACGTAGAAACATTGATAGATCGGAACGTCGAATTGTGCGCAAGGCTCCAGCTTACGAAAGAAGAATTTGAGCAAGGATTACTTAGCCTACTGCTCACTTCGATGAGGGCCAATAACGACGGTGAGCACAATCTTTGCGATCAGGATGGGGAGTTGCTACTTCACGTCAAAAGGTACAAATAAGAAAGGAGGCTTACGCCTCCTTTTTTTCGTGCTTACGAATTAAAAAATAAAACAGCAACAGGACAATAAAAACGAGAATCCAGCAAACCACAGGATCGTACCAGCTTCCAGATTTGGTTACTGTGATGCTTTCAGCGTTAACCGTGTTGGCCTGAATGGTTGACACCTCCACGGACTTCTTGACGGATGAGTCAATCTTGCCAATATTTGAATCACTCACCTTCACTTCTCGCTTATCATCCGCCTTTGCTGTTACTCCTGCTAGTTGTTTTGTGTTCTCAGCGCCAACCTGCGCCGTAACATCCGGGGAGTCAGAAAGTAAACCACTCAGAGCAGATGCCGTCGAACAACCGGATAGAGAAATCACACCAACAGCAACCGTAATTGCAATGCACGTTTTCTTAAGTTTCATTATAGTTCCTTAACGCAATATGCGTATTCTTCAGCGCGCCGATTCTTGATCCCTCTCGACACTTCGCGCTTTTTGGTTTTTGGGTTGTAGTAGTATACCCATCGCCATAACTGATTACACGCTTCTTTGTGCTTGCGCTGATTGATTAGCTTAAGCATTGTAGACGATCCGAAAGCGCCAGTCCCAACGTTGAAAGTGAAGCTATACAGTGATGCGCGCATAGTTACCGGAATGTCAACCTTAACCTTCTTGTCAACGTATCGCTGAGCGACGCCGATATGTTTTATCAGCAATGCATCGCATTCTCGCTTAGTGTATTTCTTACCAGGTATGACGTCAGGCCCGGTTATTCCGCTGCATACGGTAGGGACTCCGGCGATATCGTAATAAACCTCGTATTCTATACCTTCGATCCGTTCCAGTAGGGTAGGTGTCAACGTCAAAGCGGCCCCGATTGATGCGCCTATAACGTTATTTTTTAAACTCATTATCTCCCCCTGATCTTAAGCGCCTTATTTAGATCGCCATCGTTTAACGCTTCCTGAATTGCCTTGCTATCACGATACTTCCAGTACGCTCCCCAGGCACCAAAAAGCAGAAAGCAAATGAATGTAGCGCCAGCAATATAAAGTTGCCCTGTCGCCGCCCCTACCAACGAAGCACCGCCAGTGCTTGACGTAGCAGCCGTTAAAAACTCTTTCATAATCTCACCATATATTTTTTGAACAAGTGAGTCGATTTTAACCTTCAAATTTATTTGACACAACGCAAAAAGGCCAGCATGTAAATCATGCCAGCCTGTAAGGTGATGAATGCTATTGTTAATCTATCTCAATAAATTCCAGGTAGTGACCGTTCAGAGGAGTCTGGATTGCTGAACCTCGCCCGTCGTAAATCTCAAATAATCCCCCACCGAAATCATAACCAACACTATAGATCTGATTTACACGGAATGGAAGTGTTTTGGAGTCATTTCGGATGCACTTGACTATCTTCATGATATAGCATCTCTGTTTTCGATGTGGTTACTATGCCGCACTTCTGTGGCGCGGGTTAGGTAAAAGGTGCTATTAGTATGTTCCACCGTGATTTGGGTGAAAATCATGAGTTACTGACCATTCAATCCTCTGCGCGCAAGCTTCCTCAAACGTGTCAAAGCTCTTGCACTTCTGCTTACCCATAATTGTTATGTACGCCCTCCACTTGTTATCCCTCTTTCTTGATACGCCAGTTACTCCGGTCGTGCTATCAATCCTTAACTTAACATTAACCATATTCTCTCTTCTTGGCTTACACTCAAGGTTATCGATCCTATCATCGGTGGCATTGTGATTCAGATGATCTATAACAAAACCATCTGGTATCTCACCATTAAACATCTCCCATATAACTCGAGATCTCTTATACGGCCTGTTCTTGTGAACAACATAGTGATAGCCGTTTTTGGCAACCCTTCCAGCAACATCCCCAATATTTACATCATGCCTTCTGCATGGCTTTACCTTGTGATATAGAACACCATCCCTATATTCGTAATGCTCGTGCCAGTTCATTGCAATCTCCTCTTGTTTCTATAAAACAATAATACCCGCTTTCGCGGGTACTGTTTTAACAAAAGGTGCTATTTAGAACATTTCAGGTCGACAAATGAATCGTCCAACCTCACCAAATTCCTTGTGATAGACAATCACAGCAGCTTGACGCTGAGACCTCCAACCGCCATTGGCAGAGTATGCGTCAGGACTTCCAAGCTGACCATGAACCTCATCAATACCCAAGTTTGTTTCTGTAATCTTTTGACTGTGCCAGTGACCGCTATGCGTGTAAACGTAATCACTTTGACCAAACAACTTACGAAAATCAGTTGCCATAACACTTAGTCGAGTATCTGCTTTTCGCATTTGATGCCCGTGAGTGTATCCAATAAGGGTCTTACCAAAGCTGGTCATCATCATTGCGGCAGGGCTAACATCAACATTTACGCGCGGCTCATCTTCATAAAATGCAGCAAGCGCAGCGCGCAACCAAACCATCCCTGATTCGTCGTGATTCCCACTTATTGCTTTAATATCAATAACTTGGTGCTTCTCCAGCATTCGAGAGACTGCGCGTCGTACTGATCGGATTGCGACATAAACAAGCTTAGCGTAACGACTGTCAGAATCTAAGTAATGGCCTGACGCTGGAGTCTTAGACTCCAAAGAGTCGTAATGTAGGAAATCGCCACCCAATACCAATACGGCATTCTTTGAGTTTGGCGCCTTATCTACAGCGTAGTCAAAGAACCCATTCATAACCTTCTCTGCTGTCGCTGTGTCGTAGTTTTCGCCGCACTCATGTTTGTGAGCAAGAGCACCAATGTGCAAATCAAAAACTGGATACATCGCAAGCGTGTCTTCATCAAAACTAACGTCAGGTGATTCAGATGGAATAGCCTTAGGCAACTCTGAACAGAATGCTTCACGCGCTTTTTCCATTAGAACCTCAAGGCGCTCATTATCAACTGATGTCTTAACCCAACGAATCTTCTCGTTACCTTCCGCGTCAATCATGGTTGACGTGCCTTTTACCATGAAGCCTTCCGGAACCATCTTAGCAACATGCTCGTTGCCGTGGAAGTGGCCTTCTTTTGCAAGTTTTGCGTGACGCGCCTCGACAGTGCGAATGTGCATACCGTACTTTTCCGCGATCTCGCGAAGTGTCAGGCCGCTCATGCGCTCTTCGATAAGTTGCTCGGTAGTGATTTTAGCTTGTGACATATTTTAATCCTTACATGATAATGAAATACATTACTGAAAATGAAATTAGCGGTGTTAATACTACAGCAAAATAAAGTTTCATGCCACAGCCTTTAACCAGAATCCTAGATCTGAAGATTTAAACTCAACGAGCTTTCCGTCAACCTCAAGCATCATACTGTTTCGGCCAGGTGAGTAGTAACCTATATGCAACTCCTGCTCAATACCGATAGTGCAAAGCACATTAACAAAGTCAGGTGGCAACCAGTCAGAGAAAGGGATTTGCTTAACCTGCTTTTTCCCGATCCATATTGCCTGGTATTCGTCCGCATTAATATTTAAGCCGGGAAGACTTGCCGTTTTTTGTGGATTTTCTTTCTCGCTCAATTCTCTTTCCCTCTTCGCGGTAAAACTCAAGTGATGGAGTGGCTGGAACTCTTTGCATTTTTCTCGGCATACCTTCCATAAATGAAATCTTGCCGTTTGATATAATGCTAACATCCTTTATATCAAAGTATTTAGCAATTAATGCTATATCGTCTGAGATGCCGCATTCCTTTGCGTGCTCCCACACTTCGCGCTTACCTTGCTTTTTTATCAGCATTAGTTAATTTCTCCACGTCAGAGATGAAGCCTTCGACTTCTTCAACTGAGCAACGGTAATAAGACATTTTAAGGAAGTTCATAGCAATATCCCAATCGAAGTTGCCGCCTTGCTTGTTCGTAATATGAACAGCCATTTTTGCGGACTGCTGAGCGATATTGAAAAAGTTTGCGTTAATGCGTGCCATCTTCTGATTCCTCATTTCGTTTCTATGAAATAACTATACCCGACTTTCGCCGGGTAGTTTTAGCAATTAGTGCTGTACGATTGTATCAGCTTTAAGTTCTTCCACGTCTTTCTGTATGATTGAAGGCCAGTTCTCTATGTATTCATTTTTTATCTCATCGAAAGACATATCAAGAGAACTAGTGAACTCCCACAGATCGCAACCAATAACATCCTGAGTCAATCCGTTTCGCTCCATAATTTCGCAGCACGTAGCTCGATAAAGTAGCCATAAACCTTGCTCAGTTAATTTAACAGGAACCATTTTTTCGCTCATCATACTTTCCTCACCTTTGCTCGTTTGTTTTTCACCGAAGGGCAAATGCTTGTGATTGGGATGTAGTGAGTCTGTTGCACCTCACCTTCTTTAAGTTCGCGCATAATAAAAATTACCGAACCTTTGTTATTACCGTCTACGGCCTTTCCAGTTTCACCGGATATGAAAGCCAGGCGACCGGATCGTGCGTATTCATTGCCGTCAATATCCTCAGTCAAGTCCGCTTCAATCCAGATTATTTCAGCTGCGTTCTGCCGCGCTTCAGTAAACCACGCAGTAGAGTTATCTGCAGGTAAAAGCATATCGATCTGATTGTTGTGCTCCATTTGCTCAATGGCCTTCTTGACAAATATATCAGGTCGGCTATAAGGAGGATTTAACCAAACGTGCTTATTCTTTCCCCACCAACGTTTTAAGCAGTTTGTTTCCTGAGAGTAAAACTTCTCGCAAACTTTATTTTCTTCGCTTGCCGCAGCGTCGAGATCATATTTCCCATAACGACCCTCAAGGTATGCAATAACCTCTCGCGGAGTTGACCATAAATCACGAACAGCGTCAGGGGTATTTGTCCCCTTGTATCGACGCCCTGAAATCTCTTTACAGGTTGGCGTTTTCAATGCCTGATAATAACCGCCTGATGCTATTGCTTCGCGAGTGAATGAGCAACCAGTTTCTGCAAAGTCGATAGTTTCGATATCATTAAAGTCTTTCATTTTTATTCCTCTCGTTTTGGTGAGATAATAATGCCAGATTCCATCCCGGCAGTTTTAACAAAAAGTGCTATTTCATCATTTCGTAAATTGCGATCTTGAATTGCCCGAATCCGTATGCGACGGCAGAGAAGCCGCCACGCTCCCGGACCTTTTGGAGAAATTCCCTTTGCTTGTCGCTGACTGGTGACGCCTTTCCTTTGCCTGACTTATTAACCCGCTTAAGTTCGATTGCTGCAAACGGGTATCGTGAGTTAACACCAATCAGGATAACGAAGTCTGACACGCCTTTAAGTAATCCTGCCTGCTCATCCCTGAGCGCCGATGTGATTGTTTTTTCACCTTCATTGACAGTGTGCCAAAATAGAAGGTGAGGAAAATTGTATTTCAGCCAAGATACACAATCCACCTGATGAGCATCCTCCTTTCGAGTGTCGCTTGTGTCTCTCTCGTAAAATTCTAAATAATCACCTTTGTCTGTAATCATTCCGGGATATCCTCCATACCGAAGTCTTTGCGTGAGATGATATCTTCTTTCTTCTGGTTGCGACGATGAGTTACGCGCACCGGGTGAGCAATATGATGTGAGTATTGCAAAATCTTGATGGCGTTCTTCATTCCGATAAAGTAGCGGCGCATTTTAGGATCTGACACATGAGGAAGTACACCTTTAGTTTTCCATAGCGTACCGCAAATCTTAGAGTCAGACTCGGGGAAGAATTTTTCATACGCCTTGAACTCATCACCATCGTCGTTAATCAGAGTGTATTTGTATATTATGCCTTTCTGGTTTTTGGTTAGCGTAACCTCAAAATTCTTTACTTCATACCAGTCATTCTTGGTGTACGCCTTACCGGATAACTTCAGGTTAGGATCGACAAGAGAAGCATCACAACAACGACAGACTCGCGCAACAACGTCATTCTCTGCACCGCATCCTTTAACAAGGATTTTCCCGGTTCGCTCGTCAACCTGGTCCTCACAAATCTGAGAAGTCCAGAAATGATCGCAACGCTCACCATCAATGACATTAACGCATCGTCGAGCATAGAAGCTATTTACGCAACCGCATTTCGGACATGTTTTCGGATCTTTGCCGTTTTCAAAACGCTTCTGGAATTGCGCCTGCTCAAGTATCGGATCGAAATAAAGCTGACCCAGCTCATCCATCGTACCTGCAAAATCCCATACCAGATGGTCCTGCTTAACCATTCCTTCAGCAACCTGCCAGGATTTAAGCAGTCGCATACCCCTACCCAAAAGTTGAATCAACAGAGTGAGCGATCCTATCTTGCGGAGTATGACACTGAAATCCCAATTTGGAACGTTAACGCCAGTAGTGAGCGCCATTACCTGAAAGGTGTATTTAATTTTTCCGGCCCTTACATCGTCAAGAATCTTCTTGCGCGCTTTGTTGTCTGTGTCGCCAGTAATAATTGCATAGGTGCTTCCCGGAGGAAGTGCTGCCGCTGCCTCTTTGCAGTGGCGCACACCAGCACATGTAATCAGGACCGCATTGCGTTCTTCTGCCTTTTTGGCGACCATTTGCATGATTCGCTGAGTCAGAGATTTATCATGAAGGATCTCATCTTCCATAGCCTTCATGTCTTTCTCTGTAAAGTCCTGCACTCCGTCCTCGCTAGACGCCTTGAACTTATCAAGATCGTAATGAACTCCGTCTGTTGATCCGAATATAGTCGGAACGACAGAGCCGAACTCAATCAGATAGTTTGTGTCGATATCAGTTACTCGCTCACGCCAGAATCCCAATGCTTTCGGATTCTCTACCAGAATAGGAACTACGCCACGAAATTCAGATCCAGTCATACCAAATATTCTGAGATCGTGACCGTGAACCTTTTTACAGCGCCGCATCATTTCCATGATTACGATCGTGTACTGACTGCGCTTAGTTCCAAGCAAAGGCTTTCCATCATTACCAATCAGGGGAATATCTCCGTCCATGATAATTTTCCCTTTCTCGCCCCTCATTTGTTCCATTGTTTCCTTACCCTCGATGGCTTGCGCAAGGTCTTCCCAATCCACCTGGTGACATTCGTCGATCCCAATTACATGCGGGACGAAATCAGCTAACTCATTGTCGAGGCCATTTGCAACAGTACCCTCTGAGCCAACCACGATCGGGAAGTAGCAGGACTTGATTCCAAGTGACGCTGAGAAGATGGAGTTCGTTACCCCGAAGTTGTCGATCTCTTCGCTATCCTGATCGACAATCTCACCCTGACGAGCCAGGACAAGCATTTTTAAGCCCATTTTCTGACACTGCTTTGCCACCATAGCGAAGATGATTGTCTTACCTGCGGATACAGACGCTTTAACGAAGAATGGATGCTCGTAATTTGATAGGCGTTTCGCGATCTCGGCATAAGCAACAACCTGGTACGGATAAGGAACAACCTCACCAACAGTAAATCGCTCCTGAGTTCTCTTTATATAGTCATCGCCAAGTAATGCAATCTGTTTTTTAATGTTCATTGTCACGGCTATTAATCCTTTGAATCGTTGTAACGTTTACGCTATAATACACGGCATAAAGTAAACGTTTTTAGCAAAAAGTGCTATAGGGGAATCAAGATGAGTATTCAACGTATCGCAGAGTCAACTGGTGAAATCGATAAACGTCACATCAATGGTAACAACGGAACACGGCGCGGTAAAGATAAAAAGCCTCGCCAGCGTTGCGGGTTCTATATTCATAAAGAAGAAACGCGCGCCGGACTGCGAGCGCGACTTGATGCCCTTATCGAATATTACGGCGGCCCGGCGGCCTGCGCAAAGGCTCTGAAGGTTAGCAATCAGACGGTGCAAGGCTGGAAAGAACGCAATATGATTTCATGGCAAGGCGCTGAAGCTGCGCATCGTGCTTACCGCCGACAGGGGTGCAAAGGGTTTAGGGCCGCATGGTTGCGATTCGACCTGAAGTTTGACGGTAACGGCAAGTGCCTTGAGAAGCGATGCAAGAACAAGAAATTTATGCGCGTCGTGAAGAGGGAAGATATCGGAACGACCAATAGCATTTTTAGTTAAAACAAACGACGCGTAGCGGGTTAACATCCTTCTACGCGTTTTTTATTTTGGAGATCTGGAAGTGAACGAAGAATTTATGATGTTTCAGAAAGAGGACGTTTTACCGTACATGAAGGGGTTATGGCGCGAGGCTTTCCAATCAATCTGCGGATTGCCGAATAATGTTTTTAATAAGAAGCACCAACCCTGCCCCAACTGCGGCGGTAAAGACCGATTTCGCTGGACTGATAACCTGAACACCCCGGGCGACGGCGGTGCGATCTGCAACTCATGCGGTAACGACTCTGGTATTGGCTGGCTGATGAAGTTGACTGGTATGCCGTACAGCGAATGCGTAAACATCCTGGGAAGATTTCTCGGAAAGGTTCCGCAGGAATACATCGTCAAGGCAAACAAGAAAGCGCGCCGGACTCCGGTGTCAGGTGTCAATGTCATGATGGCTGAACATGAGGCGGTGATGAAGGTTATGGAGCGCACAGAGAAACGTGTAAATACGCCGTTGAGCGTGTTTGAGTCACTACCCACCGAATCATTCGATGTCGGTATAAAGCGTAGCGAGGATGGAAGAGAGAGCGTATTTCACACTATACCGTGTCAACTTGTGCACGAGGATGGGCTTGATGATGAGTTTTGCAATATTTTGATTATTGATGAAGAAGGAAGAGAGTCATTTTATGCGAAGAAATACACGAGTTGCTCGGTTGCCGTGACTGGTAAAACTGAAAAGGCGATCTACTTATGCCTTAACTGGATTGATGCTCAGCATATTGCATTTCACACAAAGCAAGAGGTATGGGCCTGCTTCACCCCTGAAAACCTCGAAATGGTTGCATACAGGTATAAAGGTGATCGAGAGGTAAGGGTGGCGTGTGAACCTTCAGACAAGGATACCTTGTACATGGCAGACGACAGACAATTAAAAATAATCATACCGAATCCCGGAGGATACCGCTCAGGAATGCAAGCCAAATTATTCTCAGCAAGTGACCTACTCTAACCGCCTTCGGGCGGTTTTTTATTGCCCATTGCAAGGCAGGTATCACAATGATAAAATCATTGCTTAGCAATTCGTGCTATTTACTTAAGGAGTTTATACTATGGCTTTATATAGACGCGGTACTGCATCAATGGATGCAGACGGTACGGTTCACGGAACCGATACAAAATGGAAAGATCAGCTTGCTCTGATTCGAGTCGGTGCAACTATCGTATTCCTGGAGCAACCAATTAAACTGGCGGTAATCAGCGACATTGTGAGCGACACAGAGCTAAAGGCTATCTCTACGGATGGTCAGACTGCCGCTGACGGTAAGTATGTGATCTTGCTTAACGATTCATTGACCGTTAACGGTCTTGCGCAAAACGTCGCTGAGACGCTTCGGTACTACCAGAGCAAAGAGACTGAGATCGCATCGGCATTGGATATTATTGCCGATCTTGATATGGACAACCTGAACAATATCGTTCAAGAAATTAAGTCAAACAAATCAGCCGCAGAAGCTGCGCAGAATCAAGCGGAGCTTGCTCGCGACTCAGCTAATTCAGCGCGTGACGAGTCTATCTCAATAAAAAACCAGACGCAGCAAATCTCAGATAGCGCTATTGGTAGCATTAATGCAGCAAAAGACAAGGCTATCACTAATGTGCAGCAAAAAGAAAATTCAGCCGTTACGCATATTAACTCTGAAGAGGCGGCGGCCATTCAGGCAATCAATGACGCTAAAGGCGATCTATCTGGCTATGTTAATGATGCTCAGACTGCGGCGCAAACTGCAACCTCAGCAAAAAACGATGCCCAGGCAGCACGCGATGCGGCGGTTAGCGCTAAAGACGCGGCAGCGGTAAGTGCTCAGGAAGCTCAGGACGCAGCAAATAGCGTTAATGCTGACAATCTTTTAACTAAGGACGGAAATCTTTCTGGCCTTGCTGACAAGGAGCAATCAAAGAAAAATCTAGCAGTAAATAGATTAAATCAACCTCGCGGAGATTTAACGGAAATCTATTCAAATGACGATAGGACCGGATTTAAGCTGATCGTCAAGGATAGCGGCGACTGGGGCGCCATGACTCATGATGGAAGTGAAAACAAGGCTCTAGGGGTTAATTTTGGTGGCACTGGTGGAACTACCGAGGAGCAGGCAAGGACAAGCCTAAAGGTTTACAAACTTGATAGAACTAACTTAGGGGAAAAACATCTTGATTCAATAACTGGTGAAGGTGATGGCCCTGGAATATATATGCAATCATCAAGTGCTTTAGCTACCGCTAGTAGGGGCTATCCTGAGGCTACGGCAGGTATGCTTGAGGTTCTTCCTAATGGAGCTAACGGTGCAAGCGCTTGCATTCAGAGATTTACGCCTTTTACTTATTTGGGTACTGCCCCAGAATCTGGAAATTCTCAAAACGAATACGCAAGAGCGGGTCGCGGCACTTTTTACATAAGGATGAAAAACGGCAATAATGCAAAGTTTTCTCCGTGGATACCGTTTCAGGCAAGTTCTTCCGGTAACGTTGTATCAAGTCCGGCATCTAACGAGAAATCAAGCTGGGTAGATTATGTTAACGCCTTATCATCTCAGCCTAGCAGCCTTGCAAGTTACAATGTTAATTCTGTTGGATGGGTCACAGCTATATCTGTTCGTCATAGAAACGGTCAAGGAGATGGTAGTGCTTTCGGTTTTGTTATTGAAGACGCATCAATGACCTCTCCACACTATAAGGATGTGAGGCTCAGAAAACAGACAGGAGCGGGGCAATGGCAATCTACCCAGGTTATATGGAATACAGGCAATACAACCGTTGACTCTAACGGATTTATAAAAAGAGCCTCGCCCATCGTTGATATTTTTGGCAACGGGAGCCATAGAACAAACGACGAGAGCGAAGGTTGTACAGTTGAGAGGATTTCTACTGGCGAGTATTTGATAAGGGGGTGTTTATCACTAAATTCTGATCTAGCGTGGGGTGGTGTTAATGGTGGTATAGAGATACCAAAAGACATTAACGGACAGCCTATATTGTGGGTAGATTATGATGTTAACCCTGATGGGTCTTTGGTTATCAAGACTTATCATAGAACTCATGATAACGCGCCTTCATTCGCAAGAAATCATAAGGATGGGTATAGCGACGGAGATCCTATTGACATTCCGAGTGATGTTTTTGTTAGCGTTCGAGTTGAGATGCCTAATGACTCGATTTACAACAAGAAGGTTGAAGAGTGCAAAAGAAATCATGAAAGAATGGTATCTGGAGAGTTTGTTGAAAGCTTAAAAAATACGTAGACTCATTTCCGAAGGCAATTGAGATGAAGTAATAAAAAGCCCCGCAATGCGGGGCTTCTCTTTAGAATGGAATATCGTCGTCAAATGTTGATTGTTGATTTGGTTGTGGTTGTGATTGCTGCTGAGAACGCTGTTGTTGCTGAGGCGCTCGTTGTTGCTGGTTGCTTTGACCTCGTTGACTAAATACTAGTTTAGGGAAGTCAGCCGCCTGCAATGAATTGTAAATCATTCCGTTGTGTTCGCGTGATGAGATCTTCAACGTCTCGCACGATACTGAGATAACTCGACCAACTTGGAACGCTTCACGATACCAGTCAGCAAGGCCTGGCTTCCCACCGTCGCTAAAAAAGAACGTGTAGTTGGTGTATTCGCGATCGCCATCACGAGGCTTATAGCTTTCTGCCAGTTCGATAATATAAGTATTGCCGCCGTTACGTTCAAGAATCTTTGGTTCTTTGCGGATCTCGCCAGTGATAATATGCATGTTTTTCTCTCCTAAATTTTATGGGCGACCTAAGCCGCCCTGATGATTATTCGAAGTTGGTGATTGATTGGGATTGTACAGGCTTCGCGCTTGTTGCTTCAACCTGTTTTTTCTGTTCCGGTTGCGCCGGGCGAATGCCGCGAGCTTTACCGATCTCAAATTTAGCCTTCAATGCGTTGTAGTGATCCTGAATGATTGACTTGCTCGCCGTGTCAGTCTGGCGGTAAGCGTTGGCCCATACATCTTTCAGTGACTCGATGTCTTCACACGCATCAAGTTCTTTTTTCCAGTCCTTGACGGATTTCACTGCAAGCTGAGCATCGTCATCACTCTGGCTAATCCCCAGCGCTGCGGCTAATGAGTAACGTCGAGCATACGTCATTGCAGAACCTACGCCTTGCGGATCGCGCTTTGCAATCGGCATCATCATGAAGAATTTGGCCCACTGCCCGGATTTGTGAATCAGCATCGTTTCAAGATGGAAGGTTGTTTCAGTGCTGGTGTCCAGCATTGATTGCAGGATCATAATATCGTTGTCGGTTAGCGCCGGACTAACCGCAGCCATCATTGCATCAAGAGTTGCGTATGAATTTTTCAGGTGATTGTTTTTTGCGTCCTTCTTTGCTTTAGCAAATTTATTGCGAGCATTGAACAGTGCGGGAAGGATTTCGTTTGTTTCTGGTGATAATTGCATCTTAACTTCTCCTGATTGGTGTATGAGGTGCATTATAACACCTCATTAATTATTTGTTTAGCTATTTATGCCGTTTACTTATTTTGGTAACGCACCCATGATGGCGTTTCAAGTTCGATCTCGCTTGCGTCGCCAGCGTACCCAGGCCAAACATCCATTTCAGAGCAAGCCTTGTAAGTGTGGACTACGCTAATGTACTGGTTACGACCTATCCTGATTTGCTCCATAGTCATACGGTAAGCCAGTGCGATATAAGGCTCTTTTTTCTCCTGCGCAAGCAATCGAACCACGATCGGAATGTCTTCCGGGAAGTTACCTTCAAAAGCTCCAGCCTGGATTGCGCGTCGTAGCAGGTCATGCTGCAATGCCATCTTCAGGTAATAGCCGTGATTGTATGCCAGTCTCGGGAACTCTAACGGGTTGGCGCTCATCGTAGTTTTGAAATCTGTGATAATCAGTGCTTCCGGGAAAATTACGTCTTCAAATACCGGATCGCCATTCTCATCATAACCAGTCAGGACACGACCTGGAACATTCTCTTTGTAGTCCAGATGGTCAAGTCGAACCTTAACTTTTACGCCGGATATCTCACCGAAGATTGAAATCTCACGCTGCGCCGTTTCACTGTTGATGCACGCTTCATGATCGGGATTCTGCTCAAGGATGGCTCTCATCTTCATGCAAGCGTCGTATTTGTCCGCGTCAACAAGTTGTTTTCCTTCAGCACGGGCCTCAGCTTCTGCGATCAGTTCAATCAGGTATTGAACGTTGAGTTCTTCACCACAATCAACCATCATTTTGATGAGGTCCGGGTACTGCTTACCGGATGTACCTTTCAGGCCGAATGATTTTAATTTTGCTGCCAGCGCCGCCTGCGAAGTAATCAGATCCTTAAACTCTGACGGAGCAGGGCATCTAGCATACGTTGCAGTAAACAGATCTCGACTCTCAAAGTTGGTGTGCGACTGAGTACCGAACTCCAGAGCTTTCGTTGTCTCGTTCTTCTTGAATCTCCAGTTAGCAGGGCAGGTCTGATAAATTTCTGCAAGACTCGATCCGCTTACATACTCTGACGCCCAACCTTCGTTTCTATGATACTCGTCGTTAGAAAGCTGGCTTGATGTGAATACCTGGAACATTGCGTTTATCTCCTTCGTTTACGATGAATCCATTATAGCCATTAACAGCGTTTAGTCAATCGAATACATGTAATCAGTGTGTAATTGCGTGTCTATATTGCTCAAGTTACAACCAGCATCAACAGAATCAATGGCTTAAGTAGATTTTTATGCGCTGTCTATTGCGTAACACTTGTAACCGCTTTTTATTAGAAATACAGAGATACCTACAAATAGAATCCAGATTGATTAAATTTTGAACATACATGATAGAAATTTGACGAATCAATCAAATCACCTGTTACACGATATACAACTGTTACACAACAATAATTATATATATAAAGCTAAAATTAAATATTATCTATCTATATATATTATATAGAGTTTTTATCATATCTCCCTGCGGTCGGATGGAGGCGATTTTGTAACACCCATTCCGGTTACAAAAATATACGCCTGTTACACGAAAAAAATTGTAATCGCTCTATTGCAATAAAAGTAAATGCGACATACAATGCAATCACACTAACGACGAGGACATACAAATGAAAAAGTTAATCACCATTATCGCTGCGGCATTCATCCTGACTGGTTGCTCATCGATGCCTGAGCGCACTTGCACGGCAATTTATGAATCAGGCGGCGCGGAGTACTCGGTTTACGTTTTTGGATCTAAGATGCGCGGAAAGGAGATGGTATTGCGTGCTGGATACCCATTCTCCTTCAACTATGTATCAGAGAAAAACTTCAAATCTCACGATTGCTCGATATAAAATAAAAGCCCCGCAAGGGGCTTAGTCGTATGCTGCCGTTTTGATTGCTGTTATAATATTTCCATTATTCGTTGTGTTCATTATCTGACCTGCCGCAGTGGTTGCTGCTGCATTTATTCTCGTTGTGCTCCCGTTGTACCTGCATGAACTGCCTGCTGTTGAGTTTCCTATTATTGGTTGCCCAGTTGGCAACCTTCCAATAACAACTTGATAGTTGCCAAGTATAGTTGGAACAACCGCGTAGCTTCCGCTGAGTGTTGTGTCTATGTTTAATCCACCGCCAGCGTATCCAGGAGTGCCGATTGTAACCAAATCACTAAGGACTTTTGTCTCATTTGTCAGCACTAGCTTTCCTGACGCATCCCATATTGCCATACCCCATCTCGGTAGTGACTGCTCAAATATGGCAAATATGTAGTATGTTAGCGTGTATGATTGGTTTGCTGGATTTGTCCCCCTTATATAAACAGTTCCAACATTGGGTCCGCTTCTGAAAGTAAAGGCTGAAAGCGCGGTCCCCTGCTGCGTGTTTGTTGTTTTGCAAAAAGCTATAACCGGAACACCTGTAGGTATCCGAACGTATCTCTCCGCAACCTGTGAACCACTAACATTTACTGATTGAATTTCCCCTCTCGCATATAAAGCGAATGGCGTGGATAACGGGGTTATGAATGGGTTTCCGTTTACATCTATAAAAGCACCGTATGACATTAATCATTCTCCAGATATGCTATTAAGTAACAGTTTGATGATGGGTACACGTTTGGCCCAGGTGAGTTTGTTGGCGTTACTGTTATCGTATTACCGCTAGCAATAATTTTCCTGCCAGGCCCACTAATGGCGCCATCGTCAAGGCTTATAACGTAGTTCACATGCATACCAGGAGGCACTTGATAGCTGAACGATGCTGAATTCTGGCCTGCTGACAAAAAGTTCCAACCAACAACCGTAATAGGCTTAATTCCATAGTTATTATAAACGCCATTTGCGTCCCAAGTTGATATACCGTACGCCATAATAAATCCTCCAAAAGAAAAGGGCATCTCTCGATGCCCTTGATATTACCATGAGCCAGTCAACCTGCCAATCTGAACCCTCAGGCGACCACTCGCATCCCTAACAGATATTGTGGTATTAGTTTGCTTCATTGCACCCTCACCGTCACTTCCGTAATTTTCGAATGTTCCACCCTTGTCAAGCCTCCATCCGGACTGGTTAAATACATAGTTATTCGACTGGATGAAGTTTCCAATCATTGCGTTGGTGATGAATCCGTTCTTGATAATCGCGCTACTTAAAATAACCTGACCATTCTCAACAACGAAGGGGTACTGAGTCTGACCATTCATTCCAGTCATGATGGCAAATCGTGACGCCTCAAACAAAATCTGCGCCTTAACCGCAGCTCCGGAACCAACTAGAGACATAGCCATGCCTGCACTGTATTCCTGGCCGTTGTATTTCAGACCCAACTTGACACCGTACATTGCACCAGTAGAATCCGCGTTACTCCACGAGTCTAGTTTTTGAGCAAGTGCCGCCTCGTTATTTCCAAGCCGCGCGCTAAGTGTTAAGTCAGCTTGCGTTCTAGCCTCAGTCTCGTTCGCGATAGCCTCCCGAATATCAGTCAGACTTGCCTGAATATCGTCACCAATCTGAGCCTTAAGCTGGTCAATCTCACGCGATAGTGCTTCAGTCTCGGTTGCGATAACCTCCCGAATATCAGTCAGACTTGCCTGAATATCGTCACCAATCTGAGCCTTAAGCTGGTCAATCTCACGCGATAGTGCTTCAGTCTCGGTTGCGATAACCTCACGCAGCTCGCTGTTGCTAGCGCTAATCTGATCGCCAAAACTTGCCTTCAATTGCTCGATCGCCGTCACTCGTGCCTGCGTCTCATCAGCAATAAGTTTCAGTGATTTCGTGTACTCAGCTTTTCGTTTTCCGTTCTCCTTCTTCATGTAGATCGCGTCTTTGTCATTGGCGAGCGCGTTTTCTATTGCTGCCTCTGCGTTAGCTGAGTTCTGCGCCGCGTTGTCTGTTGCGTTATCAACAAGCCACTCGTAACCAGGTGAGTTTTCGATATCAACAGAAATCTCCCCAATGATATCGTCAACGTTTGTTGATGCCATACCTCTGACAAAATCAGTCCACTGAGACACGTTACCGATCCTGTCAACCGTCCTTACCCGATACCAAACAATATTCCCTCCAGGCATTGGTGAGTGATAATACTCATGCTGCGGATACGGAATCAAAGAAAGCAAACTTGCGTTATCCACTGTTCCATCCGGTGACTGTTGCAACTCTGTATAGGCTGTATCTCCAGAACCATCAGAGAACCCCCATTTTGTACGGATACCAAAAACAACATCATCCGTAGCTGTGAGGTTAATCGGTCGGCCCGGTTCACCCTGTTTACCCGTCAACGTTGCCGCGACGATATTTGACCAGCCTGAAGTCGTGCCCGAACCAGCGACTGAGCGAACGCGAACCTGATAGTTGCCAGCGTAAATACCTTCAACGTATACCTCTTTGTTTGCTGTCTGCGGTACATTTTGCCAGTTGCCGTTATCCTTTCGCCACTGGACGTCATAGAAAACAGCGTACGGAACTTTATCCCAGCTAACAATCATCGTTTCTACGCTCATCCCCTGGACGATTCTCGACTCTGAGGATACTTGCACATTTTTCGGTCTAGGGATCTGATCTGGTTCAACGATGCTCGTCGGTCGGTCGTCGATGTTAACTCCGTAATCAATCTCATCATACTTGTTAGGATCGTACTCCACCGCCGTTATTTTGTAGGTAAATTCCTCATCATCATCGCCCTTATCGATTTTTGTCACGACGTACTGCTGTAACGCAATGTCGGTGCGGTCGATAGCGAATACCGTGTTAGGCTTCACAGGAAAGCCAAAGCCAATGTTAACCTCTATAGTCTTACCATCCGCACTAACACTTGAGATTGTGCGCTTCACAGGCTTGCCATCTGGCTTATTTACGATAATAAAGTCACCAGCGCGTGCATCCACCCGGAACGGCAAGAAAATCTGACTTCCAGACACTTCGAGCAAACGCCCTGACAGGTTCATTGTCAAGTTACTTGACCAGAAGTTATCAGCTATTGCCACAACATCTCCGATTGTCGGGATCATGCCCTCAAGCCCGGTAGCGAAGTTTACCGTAGTGCTGCGGAGGTTAGTTTTCAGAATCCATCTCCCGCGTCGGTTGGCCTCGCTTCGACGTGTGCAACCGATCGCTGTAATGCTCGTAACGTTGTTCCCAAACCGTAGAGTAGCCTCACGATCGAATACTGGCTCAACGTCCTGCTGATACATGTTTTGTTCATCATCAAACATCACATTACACGTCGTGTACATGCTCTTTTCGCTTGCGAACGTGTAGGAGAAGTCACCATTAACAACGTTGTCGTTAGTGAAGATGTACGCAGGTTCACGCGGCCTGTCGATGATTACCGAAATGCTCTCACCATTCCAAAAGCTCATACCACGAAAGATTGAGCAAATATCTCGGATAACCTTGTAAGCGTCAGTCTGAGACTGGATTATCACGTCGCAAAGGTATCGAGGTTCCGTCCCGCCCTTCCCATCAGGAACCATCTGATCGCAATATTGCGCAGCCTCGTAGAGCGCCCATTTATCTACAGCGATACCAAGCTCTTTCTGATCCAAGCCATAACGCTGATTAATCATCAGGTCATAAAGCACCCAGGCCGGATTATTCGTCCATGCCTTCTTAAAAGTTCCATCCCAATTTCCGTTATAAGTTCGTGATTCTGGATCATAGTTTGACGGAACGTTTACAATCTTCCAGCGCTTACGAATTGAGATCGTAGGTAACTGGTTTGGGAACATCTTCGAATCAAACTCGACAAAAAGAAGACCAGTCAGCGGATAACGGAATTTGGCATCAATCACCTCGGCATAGCTCTTTACCTGAATCGCGTCAACAACGTTCGAGTCGTTAGAGTCTGGAGTTTTCCGAACCACTCTGAATATCACCTGATTGTTGAAGTTAGGTAGGTTTACACGTCTGCTTCGATCGTAACCTGACATTGTTTTGCCTTCGATTACATCGGTGAGCACCGTCTCAAACGAGCCGCCATCAACAGCTTGTTGCACCTCATACTCAACTCTTACGCCATTTTTATCACCGTTACTTTCAATTCGTACGCCGCGAGGCATGAACATTTTGATACGGATTGCCGACAGCGTTTTGTTGGTTACTGAGATTGTGTATGGGTTATCGGTAGTAACCTCACGATTTACAGTTACCTCACTAGAGCTATCTTCCATTCCCTTGATATATTCCTGAGTCTGCGTCCCCGGTCTGAACTCTGCCTTTACTCCCTCGAAGTTAAATGAGCCATCCTCGTTTTGCACCGGGACTGAGTTAAACATCAACTGCTTCAGGCTGAATGTTTCGTCAATTTCACCATCAGATACAGCTAACAGGATCTTGATTTTGTTGATTGAGATTAGATTGTCCTCCATCTCAACTGGGTTATGAGGCTTCTGTGACCCACCTTTAGATCCGCTTATCACTTTTTGAATCATGATGTTTACCTTTTTGTGCTATTTATCGGTGGACTCATTATACAGGCGAAAAAAAACCCGCGCAAGGCGGGTTAATTTTAACTCATATCCTCGGCATAAGAACCTGCTGAGAAAGTTGCCCCACCTCCGGCGCGATATCCATACGGGACCGGGAGAGGGTATCCCGCCGCCGTCGTATTGACAGCACCGCCGAACGCGTACGAAGGTTTATTCTTGCTTGATTGAACTTCAAAGTTTGCGCCACCCGGCTGCGGTGAAATCATCTGCATCACGCCGCCCAGCACCATAGCGCCGCCCATCATAAACAGAGACGAGGACATTGTGCCCATTAAAGCCAGAGACGCGCCGCCAGTATAGAATGCTGCAACCATTATTGCCGCGCCCAATACAACCTGAAATAGACCTCCTGTCTTAGAGCCAGTAGGGATCGGTACGATTCTTATCTCTTTCGCGCACTTGAATTTTTCCTCTTCATGGTGTCCCACGTTAACGCCATCCACAAATATTGCAAACTTGCTACGAGATCCTACCTCGCTTTGCATGTATTCTTTAAATCCGTCAACCTGACTGGATAGCGCCCGTATGGCTTCCGGGTAAGAGTCAACAGCGTAACGGTGAAAGACGCCGAAGCGTCTCCCAAGTGAACCTGACAATTTAATTACTTTTACATCATTCATAATTTAAGATCCTTATGGCGAACGATTAAAACAGTATGATCCTGATACCATCCGGAATAAATATCACGACGAGATAGCTTGCCGAAGGCATGATGCAAGATCTGATTATCTCCCAGGTAAATCCCTGCATGGTTCCATACCGGAACGTTTTGCCCTATCTGCATGATTACCATATCACCGAATGACGGATTATTCTGATCTGGAATCTCAACGAAGCCATCCTGCTTGTAATAATCCTGATAGAGATTAATTCCGTACTCAGGTTTCCACCATTCAAAATTCAATCGGCGATCGCGCAATTCTACGCCGTGCTCTTTGTGCCACGCCATAACAAGACCGTAACAGTCGAATGATCCTAATGACCACGGACGACCAATCAGAGGCAATTTCTCCGGCTTCACAAATCGCATATCCCCTTCCGGCACGCTAACAATAATCCAGGTAACTTCCATCTCGTTGCACATGCACGTATCGTGAGCGCTTGGTAGAGTTGTAGCCCCGTCTCCTGTGTGGCTGTGAACAATTGCTATTGTTGTTGATTCCGCATCGTCCTCAATGCAAGCGTATTGTACAGCATCCATCATGAAATGATTCTCGGGATCACGATGCACATTATCAATGCGATGGTATTTTTGCACGCGGCCCTTTTGGGTGACTACCCCGCAGCATTCGCGGGGGTATTCTTCCTGAGCGTGAGTCATAATTTCAAGTTTAATTTTTGCACTAATCATTGATTTTTCCTCTGTAATGAAGCGACAGCGCAACCGCCAAAATCCAATTCATTGTTTGCGCCGAATCTCAGGCGGCAGGCCGTTACCGTTCCCGGGCAAAAATCCAGCGACGGATCGTCTACAGGATTATTGTCTTTATCGAAGTAACCATTTTGCCCGTTGTATCCGCAGCCTTTCCCTGTTTTATACCACCCTCGTTGTGCAAAATAGCATACGCTTTGCGTGAGTCGAGACGGGATCATTATGCCGTCCATATCGTAAGGTGATGTGAGATCGAACCGCGCAACGCTTTTATCAACATAGTTCGGACGCTCGATATAGTATACCAGTTTACGGTAAGCTCCATCAGCGATTGAGCCATCGGAGTTAATAAGCTCACGCTGAGTTATCCAGATAGTCACCTTAGCTTGCATTAGTCCGTTATATGCACGAATCATCGCAGATACGCGACTATCAATGTTTGCCACCGTTAATTGTGGTTTTGTTGCCTTCCCGGAACTGTCAAACGAGATCCCGGATATACCGAACGGTCGCGCCCCGTATTTCTCGCCACGGAATGTAATTTCCTTCGGCGGTAGCGTTCCAGTTTGCTGGGCCTGCATGATTTCTTCTGGAGTGTACTGGATATTCTCACCGTGGAATCGGTACACCTGAGCGCCGAACTTACTACCATCAACTTCGATGAGAGTGATTATCTCTCCCGGATATAGTGATTGAAGGCAGTTGTGAAACAGGCTCTTTCCGCTTTCTTCATCATAAAGTTTTTTGTTTTCGCTCATTGATTTTTCCTCTTGTTTACCTGCAACCATTCTACAGCTACAAAAAAACCCGCGCAAGGCGGGCTTTTGTTATATGGCGTTACTCCATAGATGTAAATTGCTCCATAAACGTGACGTTAATCTCCATCACGTCGCGCGATACTGGCTTCGCTCCCAAACTGTTAGGCTTTACTACCCATATCCCGATCTTACCGTCCGGCGGCGTCCATGCGAACGGCTTAATGCGGTGAGAGTTGCAGAAGTCGTAAACAGCCATGAAATCTTCCCCGGCATAGACGACTGAATATTCACGCCGCGTGGTGTTAAATCCAGATGATGCAAGTTGCATGTACCCGTTACCGAACTGAATAGAGCGGTCGCTGTTGGTAGTGGTAAGGGAGCCACCGCCCCCTTGAACCTGCGTACACCAACCAAAAGTGTCAAGTGTCGCCATTATTAGCCTCCTGTTTTTTCCTGAATGTAATTATAAACCTCGCCGCCCTGCGAACAAGACTCACGAATCATTTTTTTGAACATCATTTCCACGCCCTGAGAAATCCCCCTCGGATCTGAACCGTTGTCAACTTTCACCTCCATTCCGCTAACGTCAACGACCGTTCCACCTCCTGAATGGTTTACCACCTTTGGCGCCGAGTTTGATGCGTTGAATCCAGAGGTTGCCACGCTACCCGCTGCGGCAGCAAGTGATACAGCGGCCCCGCCGGAAGATACAGATCTAAAAACAGAAGCAGCAGGTGTAGGGGTTGCCTGTGATGCCGCAGAAGCACCAGACGACGCCCCTCCAGCAAAGCTCCACGTCTTACCGCCCATCATGCCTGAGATCGTATTGAAGATTACCATCTGAGCAATCATCTTTATAATCATGCCGATGATATTTTTCGCAAAGTCCTCAAAGTTCGCTTTTCCTGTGGTCAGAAATTGAACCATCATATCTGACATTCCGTTAAGGGCACTTGACGCGATCTCGTTAACATTGCCGTACATATCCATTGCTGCATCACCGTAATCAGCAAAAGCACTTTCAGCACCTGCCAACCAGTCAGCTCGCTTGGCATCTTCCGCAGCGTAGTAATCATTTTGCGCCTTAATCATGTTCTGAAGTTTCTCGTCTCCTTCGCTGCCGCCGGAGTTGATGTAATCAGTGGTGATTTTAGCTAGTTCAGCTTGTCGTTCCATGTCGCGAGTACTAAGACCGCGTGACGCGTTAAGCTGTTCCGTCGCCGCCGTCATCTCATTGACAAACTTCAGAGATTTATCGGTAAGATCATTCAACTGCTGTTGCTTAACAATCTGATCGCCAATCTCGGCCTTCTGTTTCGCAAGCTCAATAACTCTCTCCTGACTTGCCAGCAACGCTTTTTCTTCCGCAGACAACTGGCGCTTAGAACTAGCTTCGCGAAGAACAGCGATCGTAGCCTCAGTTGTAAACAGCGCCTTTCTCTGTGCTGATAGTTTTTGACCGATCTCCTTATGCTCCTGCAATACCTTAAGTTGAGCCCTGAGTGAAATTAACTCCTTGTCGAATTGCTCTGTCGGTGATCGTACAATTTTCGACTGCTTATTTCGTTCTCGGTTTCGCTTCTCGATCTCTTCTGCTTCTTTCCTTATTGCCTCCTTAGTTTCCTCACTGTACTGCTTTTCAAGGGTGCGGCGCTGCCTCATTGCTTCAATGTATCCCATCTCGCCTTTTTCTACACGAGCGTTAATAGCGTCAAGATCTGAAGCTAACTGATCGTAGTTGTCGCGAGAACTTTTTACAATATTCTCCTGCTCCTTCAGTACATCAGCGCCGAAGTCACTCATTCCAGGCAGTGACTGAGTTGCCTTTATGGCTGAGGCGATAAAGTTTGAGATGTATTCATCACCCTTCGCAAGAATCATTTTAACCTGAATCACTGTACCCTGAACAACGTCGATAATCAGGTTTAGTGCCCCGAGTGTATGATCACCAACCCATCCCCACGCGTCCGAAGCCCATTGTTTAATATCGCTCCACATCTTTTCCAGAGGAGTAGCGTTATCCGCGATCGACTTCATTCGCTTTTCCATTACGTCTGCGAATAGTTTTGTAGCCTCTGATACAGCCTCAGTTTCTCCTTTCGTCCGGCTTAATGTATCGATATAGGTAAGCTGCCCTTTTTCAAGGAAATTATATTGCTCGTTTAACTTCTTCAGTCCTTTTACCGGATCGCTTGCTATTTTTTCGAACTCAGAAATAATTTGACTTGCTGATTTTCCTGTTGACGCTGACCACTCTGCGGTAGCCTTAGTGATGTTCTGGATCTGCTCGCGGGTGTACTTACCAGAACTCGCCAACTCCGTTACAATCTCGCGAATACTCCCAATGGTTGAGTTGCTTGTCTGCGCGATCTTTTTAGACACTGAATCAAGCTCTTCAGCCGTAACACCTGCATAACCTCCAGTCTCAATAAGCGCATTCTGAATATCAGTTATTGATTTGTAAGAGTCATAACCAGCTTTCGCTAGAATACCTAACGAACCAACAAGAACGCCAACACCTGCCGTGACCGGATTAATATAACTCAGCAACACTTTAAACGTGTTACCGATCCCGCCGAACGAATCCTTAATCTGACCGCCCTGTTGGATAGCAACCATCCATACTGGCATACCGGATGCAAGAGATGTTACGACATCTGTGATCTGCGCAGGAAGCATTCGCATTGCCTGTCTGTATTCCCCGGCGCTAATACCTGCTGCATTCATAGCCCGGCCTTGATCTTTAAGTTTTGCGATTAGTGGTGCTGCTTCTTTCGATAAACCAAGCTCAGCCGCTTTCAGTTCCATCAATTCAGCATGAGTCTTACCGATCGCGTTAACTTGACCATTCAGGGCATCCATGAACGCCTTGCTACGCACTGCCGCCTGCTCTTTTGCTTTCGCCTCTTGCAATGCTGCCTGCCCTTCTTCTGTCAGCATGGCCCGGCTGCGAGCAAGTTTTGCGTTTTGCAGATCCAGCATTTCACCCAAACGGAAAAAAGTCTCATCTGGAACGACTCCCTGCTGCCAGAGTTTATCAAGCTGCTGAGATGCAATCTTCAACCTTTCCATTTTTGATACTGTAGGATCGATTGCCTTCTCCACGGCCTCATACTCTTTTCTCTGGCGCCTGAGTTGTTCGGCGTGTTCTTTGGCCTTCTGTTTTGCAACCTCTGACTCATTGATTAAAGAACCCATAGAATCAGCGGCCTGATCGTTGGCCTTTGAAAACTCTTTCAGTGACTTGACAGCGCGCTGAACTGTTGACACGTCAACGTCAAGAGATAGACCTGCTACCTTATCAACCATATAACCCCCCCTATATACGAAAAAACCGCCAAACGGCGGCTTAGTTGTTTTGCTTAGCAATCATTTCAAGCGCTTTCGCTTCCATGATCCTAACGTCCTGCAATGCCAGTTCTTCATCTTCTATTTTATAGATTTTGAACAACATAGGCAAAACATTATAGTCAAGACCATAAGCTCCAGCGCCTGAACTTCTCCACTGAGTGAGCATTGACGTAAAAACATTCCACGCCTTCACCATTTCAGCATCGCCGATTATCGTTTCCGGTTCCTCGTCTTCATAGTCAGAAAGACTGAGGCCAACCGATCTTAATTGCTCTTCTGTTGGCGGTTTCTGATATAACAGATAAACCGCCCTTTTTAGTTTTTTGCGCGGTGTCCGGCGAGCGCCTTGATGTAAGTTGCCGTCAGATTGTACGCTGCGGAAGGATAATACTGTACCAGCTTACGCGTATTCTCTTCGTTAAATTCTTCTTCCAGATTCCATCCTGATGCTATCTTAGTGATGAAATCGCTATCATTCATTTCGCCCTGCTTCGCATACATATCTTGCACTTCTTTACTGGAAAGGTGGCGTACTGTAAAAATAATAGTCGCATCCTCGCCGTTTGGCATGGTGAACGTCACCGGAAGTTTGAAGTCTGGAAGCTGGCCCAACACGAAATTGAATTTAGCCATGATGTTTCTCCTGATTGGTTGATAGCACTTTTTGTTAAAAGTTAATCGAATAAAGTTGATAAGATGATTTTACAGAAATGAATAAGGGGGTGCAAGCCCCCTGTGGATGGTATTTAAGCACCAGGCGATGCCAGAGTGGATGAGATGAAAGTAAAGTCACCTTTCAGGGATACGGCGAGTTCCACCGTTTCCATTTCGTTAACCTGCGTGGATGGGATATCGTTAAACGACAAGATGCCAGCCCACATGCGCATTTCGCTCGCTTTCGGAACGTACATTCGAACCGCTGTTACCTGACCAGACGAATCCAGCTTGCGCAGAATCGGGTAGATCGGGTTATCAAATTCGTGCGCGAAGGTGTAAGTTAGCGAGACCGCAGATTTAAACGTTGGGATCTGCTGCTCTTTATCGTCGGACAAACACTGATAAGTGTAATACTGCTGCTCGCCGCCGTCCTGACCAATCTCCTGTACGCAAGGGATCTCAGTCCAGCCAGTAATTTTTGCAAAGCTCATCGTGCCGCCAGCCGGGAAAACAAGAGTATCGGAGGTGTCAATTCCAGCAAGAGTGATACTTGTTTCCTGAGCGTCAGTAACAATTAGCACTCGACTAACCATCTTTGCCCAAGTTGACTGAGTTACAATAACGTAATCACCTTTTGCCAAGTCACCCTTAGATGCAACTGTAGCAACAGGATTTTCTGCGTTAGTGATAGCGGTTGCCTCAACCTCTACCCCGCGAGAGGTTTCCACGAAAATTTGTGCGCCATTTGGTAAGTGCATAATTAAGTCTCCTTTGTGTCTACTCGTACTGTAAAGCGAACCGGAATCATCCACCCGCTTTCATGTTTAACAATTTGATGCACGATTGCACCCTCGAAAATATAACCAACGTTAAGCATTTTACCATCTTTGAAAAAATCAGCAATCTCTTTTGCTTTCAATCTTGCTTCGTCAACGCCGGAGCCTGGAGGGAACACTACGCCGATCTGAACGATTGCGATGTAAGATTTACACTTTCTGTCAATGGATAGATAAAGCGTATCCCCTTCAATGTAGTTGAACCTCAGCCACATCCCGCCATCCTTCGGCGGTGTGAAATTTCTGTTTTCCATGTAGTGAGGAAAGTCTCTGTACTTTGATAGAAAAGCGGCTCGCGCCGCCGCTGATAACTCATAGTGCATTTTGCTGTCTCCTTGCCTGCTTGATTGCGTCAGCCATATATGATCTAAGCCTTAACGCCACAAGACCGACAACGCCGCTCGGTGCTTGCTGTGAATGACCGTACTCAAGAGCGTTTGCATAAATCAACATGTTTGAAAAGTGAACGGATGTTATCGCGCCGCCACGGCTGAACATGCCATAAGTTTTTGCCTGTTCCTCACCCCTGACGACACCGCCAGTTTTATCGTATCGGTTTAATGCGTGGTTAGGGATTTCGTTAAAAGTTATCTGCCAGTTACCCTTGAATCGACCTGTATCAACAGGGGAGCGGCTAACAAGAGCGTCGTGAACATCCCTTACGAATATCTCAATAGCATGTTCTAACGTGCTTTCAGCGGCATTAATCCACGCATCAATCTCGCCTTGAAATCTACGAATCTGATAATTAGCCACCGACTGATACCCTCCGCAATACTGGACGATAGGCAACTGGTTCCAGTGACGCCTGAACCGGGCGAGCATCAACGACAACATGACGAATGCCATCAATCTCTATATAGTCACCTTCGTTTATTTCATGATCATTATTGAAGATCCCCAAAATATCTGAGGCGCGGATGGTTTCCCCGTCAATCTCACGCGCGTTCGGTCTTCGCGTCGCGCCGGATATTGGAATAACCTGTTCCATCGGTGGGATCTCGAATCCGTTTTCATCATATCCGTATTCACCTTGCTTTATCAGGTTCATAGGTCTTGACGGATCGGTGAAGAAAGCCACACCTTTGCGAGCCATCCTTTCAATCTGTGAGTAGTTCATTAGTGGCATCCTCCACGGAGTCCTGTCATTAATGCGAATCGACCACGGCGTCGCGCTTTAAGCTGTTCGAACATCTTACCCCACGGCGTCGAAAGCATCATGTCTCCTGACTGGTTCTTTGTAACCTCTCCGAAAGTCTGGCTAAATTCACCGCTCAGGGAGAATGACGTAACTCGTCGTGAGTACGATTCCAGATCCTCATCTTCACCTTTTAGCGCCCCGTCAAGGAAAGCAAGGTGCAATGCATAAAGAGCGAGCGCTTTGACGTATGCGTCTTTAAAGGTCTTCTGGCATACAAAAAGCTCAGCCATTTCTACCCACGCATAAAGCGTTTCGTCTGGAACCTTACGAAGTGCCGGAACCAGCTTTCGCATTTGCTCAACAACTGCAATTAAAGTTTCTTGATTCATAATTTACCACCATAAAAAAAGGCGCTACATGAGCGCCTTGATGATTAATATTCGCCGCCGTCTTCAAGCTCTTTTACGCTCATTTTATCCCACGGATCTGGCTTCGTGATCTTTGCCATTTCAGCGCGGATTTTGCGGTTGGTTGCACTGTCGTCTTTAACTTCGATTTCTTCGCGAGCAATTAAGCAACGCAGACCAGGTAAATCAAGAACGGACGCCGGAAGCGTGACCTCTTCATCTGGAAGAACTTTAGCAAAGGAACCATCTTCAAGACGGAACATCTGAAGAGCTACACCAACGTTTACGATAACAACAGTTTTTTCTTTAGCCATTTTGATTTCTCCAATAAAAAAAGGGACTAACTAAGTTAGCCCCTATAATATTACACGCCAGTGATTAAGACAATAGTCATCGGGCGATAAATTGTAAGACCAGTACACTTAGAGGTGCAAGGCACTTTAAAGTGCAAGTCTTTCGGTTGTGCTGGCAGCATGTTAAATGCTTCCGGGATCTCGATGGACATGTTCATCGGATTCTTTTCGTACACCAGTACGCCTTTGGTGCCTGCGCCGTCAATATCCTCAAGCTCTGCGATAGAGTCGATTTCGATACCGGAGTTCTGAGACTTAAAATAGTCCAGGTAAGACATGGTTGTCTCAGGCATACGAATCGCCAAAACCTTACGCATGGAAGGCGGGATCAGGATGTTGGTTGCGCGGTGCTGACCACGAGTAATCGTCTCGATGGTTTCGATCGCTTGAGTTAGCTCAGCTTCCGCAGTTTCCGGCTTCATAGTAGATACATCAATCCACTTACCAGAGGTAATTTTGGTGATATTCGGATGGTTGAACACGGACACAATCTTGTGCGGCGCGGAACCTTTGAACACCAGGCGGTTAACAAGCTGATCATGCGCCAACTGGCACGCACTCGCCTTACGGGTTGACAGTGGGCGACCAGTTGCCTGACCCGCTTTGATTTCGTCGATTGAGATCAGGTACGCGTTACCAAGACGGAACACCTTGCCAAATTCAGAAGTACCCAGGGCATCAACCAGCGGAAGATCGTCGGTGTAGTCTGCGATAATCTGAGCCGTACCAACCTTATCAAAGGTCATATACTCAAACGTCTTGTCGGTCGGAGAAAGCTCGGTTGTAACCGGGAATACGCGTAAAGCTGAGCCGACCGGGTAGTCTTCTTCATAGGACTGGCTTTTGATGCGGTGTAGTTCCTGAGCGGTCCAGATACCCATCGTTGCGGCCGCATCCTGTTTTACGCCAGCCTGGATCAGATACATTTCAACATTGCTTTTATCTGCTTCATCAAATTTTTTAGTAGTCATGATTACTTCTCCATAGTTAATAAAAAACCGTGATTATGTTCACGGCTTCAATAATAGCACTTTTTGTTAAAGCGTCAAAGTGTTTTTATGTTATACATCAACCTCTGGCGTTGGCACTGCTTCTACGCGATAAGCAATGGTTGCCGTCGTCTTGCTGGCATCGTTAGCCGTCCAGGTAATATTGAAATCACCGACTACCTCTCCACCAACAGGAGTTACAAGACCTGAGTCCGGATTGACAGTGGCGATATTGGTAGCGTCGATTGACCATTTGCCAGTCTTATCAGTTGCATTAGCCGGAAGAGCATTAGCTACACACTGGATCGTAACGTTGTTTGGCTGAGGGCTTTCCTTGTCAGTGGTGATTGTAGCGGATTCAACAAGAACGACAGGGGGCGGCGGCGGTGGAACGATGAAAGCATTTTGTTTCACCCGAACCTCAATAATGTAGCCATCTTCGTGCTTAACAAAGCCGCCAGCAAAGGTCCATCCTGCGTAACCAGATCCACCAGTAACAACCCCACCAGATCCAAACTGCAACTTTGAGAACAAGCTGGGAGCCTCATCAAGAGAAGTAAGCGCCCACACGCGACCGTGAGAAACGACGTTGCACACTTCACCGTCGAGGATTTTACCGCTCAGGTGTTCATATTGGGAACGGAAAGCGATACCGTAAGGAGTTCCACCATCAGAAAGCGCCGTAACAACTTTTACACCATCAACGATGCCGACAACCTGAACCGCTGAGCCGAACTCAATGTCACCTTGAGCCACGCAAGCGCCATCAATATTGTAGGTTGAAGTATCAGAAAGATTTCCCGGACACGCCGGGCGCAACATTAAATTTTCGTAAGCCATAATGATTTCTCCATAAAAAAAGGACTATCCAAAAAAGGATAGTCCCCATATTAAACGCTAATTACAGTTGATGCAACTGAACCTCAACAAGCTGAATATCTTTGTATTTAGTCCAACCGCCAGCGTAGGTCCAGGTTGTTTCGATCGTGCCATCAGATTTTTCCTGACCATCAACATCAAGTTTAACGGCAGAGCCGAAAGTTGGCGCTTCGGTGGATTTGGAAAGCATCCATACTCGGCCTGAAGTCATCACGTTGATAGCGCCGCCATCTTCGTAAATCATCTGATTTTGAGCGTTAACAGTCTGCCAGTGAGATCGGATTGCCACGCCGTAAGGAGTGGTTCCGGTAGTAAGAGCCTTAACCAACTTATGACCATCAACCGCCTGAGCTTGAACAACTTGTACGGCAGCGCCAACAAGAACATCACCTTCATTAACGACACAAGCGCCGTCAATATTGTACTTTGAAGTATCCGCAACCATACCCGGAAGCGCAATCGCCATATCTCGCTGATAAGATGCATTAATTTGTGCCATGATATTTCCCCTTACATTACTTTGCTTAAACGTGAATTTGGCGTAACAGGCGCGGCGTCGTTTTTCTCTTCCGGCTTACCGCCTTCGATAGAGTCGCCTTTTACTGCTTTACGCTGAATAGCCATGATATCAGAATCTTTAGCAACATCAAACATAGCGTCGATATATGCGTCTGATTTTTCACTAACATCTTTATCAAGCATGGCTTTAACTACGGCAATCTTGACGTCTTTGATATCAAGACCATCATGTTTGACGCCTGCGGTTTCTGCTACTGCGGTAACTTCTGCGCGTGCGGCGGCATCGGCTTTTTGCTTCTCTACCTCGGCCTTCACAAGTTCCGGCAGAGAGTCAACCTTAACCTTCAGCGCATCGCGCTCAGCTTCGAAGCCATCAGCTTTCCCCTGAATGGTGGCAATCTGCGCGGTTAATTTTTCGATATGGTTCGCAACGTCTTCGGTTACTTCCACATCAACTGAGTCGATCTTAATTTTTTTCATTTGCTTGTCCTCGTTAGTTAATTGAACGTTATTATCATACGGGAACTCCTGTTCGGCATCAAGATTTAATTTAGCAATTCCCGCACGACCTTTAAAAACTAGGGCAATATGGTTGACCTTGATATTAGTTTGTACCGCGTCGAATCTCACCCAACCTTCAGGCGGCGCTTCGTCCTGTTTCATATCCTCTTCGAAGATATATTCTCCAGTCTCATTTGAACCCCAACCAGGCTTATCAATATCAACCGAAGTATAACCAACAGATAATTCACCTGCTTCTTTTGCTTTAGCCTTGCTGATCGCGTAGTCGCTGTAAATACTCAAAGGAACTTCAACGCCAACCCCTGAAGCAATACCAGCGCCAGCACACGATCCGACAACAACGTCCTTAGCATTCTGCGGAGTTACCGTTACGTGACCGACAGTAATTGGCTTACCCGCAAAACTTTGCAAGGAGTCTTGCTTGAAAACTTCGGACGCCGGACGGAACTCAACTCGATCGCCGTGCGGCGTTTTGTAAACCTGAGCGCCGATTCGCGCCACGATTGGGCGGTCAACTAAAAAACCGTTATCATCAAAGTGCGCCTTGATTTTTACTGAATCGAATCTTTGCTTTGCCTTCATTTTTAATCTCCTGTAGAAAAGTCTGGAACAGCCCAACAGCGGCAGTTGTATTCCTCACCAGGGAATACATGATCGGAATCTACCGCTATGCGCTTACCTTCCCATCTTACATGTTTTTCACGTTCGCGTAAATCCATCACCCCGCGCCAGAAATAGTAAGAGACACCAGCGTCTTTTATGCGCTGACGCATCAGTCTACTGTTCCAGGTTCCGACAATTCCCGACGCTCTATTTTTGGCCCAGTTCCGGTAAATACCAAATCGCTCCTTAGCAAGTTCAACAACAAAATCCTTGCTTTTACCCTGACCGGATGCCGCACGAAGTTTATCAGTGAAATCAGTAACCATGTTGGCGGCAAATTTCCTGATAGAAGTAGCAACCTGCGATCGCCACAGATTATATTGTCCTGAGTACCAGCTTTCGGCAGCGGTAGGACCAATCAGGGCAAGTAGCATCACGGCTTGATTCTTCTTACCTCCAGCATTGCGAGCGATGCGCAGCCACTGCTTAGAGTTGAATTTATAGATCGTGAGCGCAACGGATGATAGAGAACCAATAATCGGAGCGATGAGTGATTCGACGTAATCAAGCAATGACCTCTCTGTCTGATCTATCTCTTCGTCGGTAGCGTCAAATTTCATCGGCTTTAATTCGTCACGCATTTTTTCAGTTAGTTTGGCTGCAACATCCTGTAGGGAGCGCGACATTGCGCGCTCGCTCATTTCAGGATAGCGCCACTGTGTTGCAACGCCATTAATTTTCATCTTCTAACTTCTCCCCTAATCCCGGCTCCGGTTCGGTTGTTTCTTCCGGTTCGCGAATGTTGATGTTATTACCATCCTTGAGTTTGAACTCAGGGGCAATGGATCGCAACGTGTCGCGAGCTTCTTCCAGATCGATGATTTGCTCAGTGATAGCCTTCGTGACTGACTCAACGTTATTCTTCGTGATCTCTGATTCCTCTTTCTTACTCGGAACAGACAAAGGCTCAAACTCGATCGACCACTCTTCCTCATCAACAATGAACGGCAACAAGAACTCAAGAAGCGGCCTGTAATCTTCCTCGCGCTTGCGATCGACTAGCTTATAGAAAGTCTCAAGCGCTGTGTTTTGGCTCGCTGATACGCCGCCTACGTTCTTATTCTTGATGATAATCTCATGAATCCCGGATAGGGAGACGATGCGGTCCATCTTGCTTGATAAGAACTCAGGGACTCCGCTGATATCAGAGTTGAGAACGTCATATTCCTCAGTCTCAGCATCGATACCGATCGCACGGCCTACGCCGGAGTTATCATCTACCTGAGCAAGTCGCAGGCGCGCGGCATACTGAGCATCATCATCATCACACATTTCGGCAAGACCTTTGACCTTCCATACAGCCTGTTGCTTACGTCGCAAGATCTGAGTAGCCAGAGATTCACAGTAATCATAGTCACAGATTGCATCAATCAGTGACTTATTCAATACCGAAGCTCCCCATCCTTGATTCTGCTTTCTTGCCTGTTGCGCCACTCGTTCACCATCAGCAATAAAGACTCTTGAGTGATGAATCAGGTACGGCTGCATATTGTCGCCAGGGGATACCTTGTAAATTTCAGGCTCACCATAGCGAGGAGATCTTGCATTGGTGACTCGCTTTTCAACAGTGATAGCAAATCGATCATAAACTCGGACGCCTTCAAGTTTAGCTCCAGGCTTTGCCTGACTGGTTAACATCCGGTTGTCTTTGATGATTGCCACCATCGCCGCGCCACCGTAAAGTCGTGCCCAACAAAGAAGATCCACCAGACTTGAATCAAGTTTGTAGCTATCCCATAAAGACTTGAACTCTTTTTCATCCTTAACGCCTGACATTTTAAAACCAGCCGTCACCATCTCTTCCGGGATAACATCCACAATTCGCTTCGCGGTTGCGTTGTCGTTGTAGAAAGAACCGACGTGATATGATGCATCAGACATAAAGAATGGCTTAGGCGATCCGTCCGCGCCGCCGTTAAAGATATCGTTATATCCATCATGCTTAACAATTTTCATGTTTCCTCCAATAAAAAGGGCCGTCAATTGACAGCCCTAATTATATCTCATTTATTACCGCTTAACCATCCCGGCGAGTCGCTTCATTCTCTCGATAGGATCATCAATGGTCAGCAATTCGATGTTCGCCGCATCCATGAAGTTATCGACGATATCATCATGCGGATGGGTGTCATCGTAAGTGAAGGCACTGTGTTCAGCGATAATTTCAGCAAGCATAGGGTGCTCTTCTGGCAGAACCACGCGCCCGGCTTTAATAACTGGCTGAGCATCCATAGCTCGGGTAACTTTGTCTTTGTTACGCTGCAATGGAGTGATTGAGATCGGGGTCTTTTTCCTGAGGTTCTGGATTAAGCCCGTACCGCTCGCCTTATCTTCCACATAAATTTTACGAAGTACCCCCATTGATTTATTGTGCCTCCATGCCTGATTGACGAAAGCTGTAAATTGCCTCTCCATATCCGGCGCTTCCCACTTTCCGCGAATGCCGTCGATAAAGTAAACCTTATCATTCTTCTTGCCCCACAAACAAAATACCGTGTAGTCGTTTAGCTCGCCTGTCTTCTGAGCGGTATCGGCAGTGATGAATCGGTAATCATATTTACCCGGATCTGGCTCGTCAGCGTCAAGACTGCTGCCGTAATAAGTCCACCACTCTGAGTTAAACACGGAGCCACCCAGCGCGATCGGTTTCTGCTGATACTGAGAATCAAAGGTATACTGATCTGCTTCTCGTAACGCCAACAGGTCGTGAACGCTTTCCTTGCTTGGCCAAAAAGAGTAATGCTTAACGCCATCCAATTCTACATACTCAGACGATAAAACATCACGCTCAAAGTAAGGCTGCAACCAATCAGGAAGTGTCTTTCCGTATTCTTCCGTCACCAGCGCCGGTATTGAGATTTGGTCAAACTCAATACCCATACCGCCATTCATCATGAACCAGGTTGAATCCTGAGCATGTAGTCGCTGCTGAATTGCAATAATAGGCGTCTCGTTATGCATACGACGGGAACGGATGGTGTTTTTCAATAGCATGTGCGTACGCTCACGCTTAACCTTTGAGAACATATCATCAGGCTTGTCGATATCGTCTAGCATTACCATCCCCGAGAATCCCGGCGTCATGTAGCCACCACGCGAACCAGTAATACGACCGCCAGCCGCTGCGGATATCAACTCAAACCAAACCTTTCCATCTTCGTTAAGAACCTGCATCTCCTCATCTTTCGATGTACCGAACTTGCAAGGCCATAGCTCTTGAAATTCGTTGCTGCTGATAATCTCACGGACGCGCTTACTGTTACGCTTAACCAGGCTGTCAGCAAACGACACGTTAAGGTTTCGCACCTTCTTACACTTAAGCATTGCGTACACCGGAAGGTGAATTGAGAACACTTCAGTTTTACCGGAACCTGGTGTGACGTTAAAGATTGTATTCCCTCGCCGCCCTGCAATAATTTCCTCCACTTCGTGACATAGGTAAAGGTGATGCCAGTTAGGCTGGAACTGCTGCGCCTGCATAAGTTGGAACCAGATCCGAATCATTTTTTCGAAATTGGCCTCGCTCATTTTCTTGATCGCTAACTTCTGCGTTGCGTTAAGGTCTTCCCATTGAATCATGATTAAGTCTCCCATGTGGGCGCTCTCGCGCCCCTAAAGTTAAAGCATATCAAGAATGCTGTTTACCGCCTCTTTCATCGCATCCTCAGTAGTGGCGACTACTGTCGATGCGGAAGCTGACGAGTTTTCGATATTGATTGAGGCTGGCTTATCGATTCCGAGATCCTTACCGATAAAGGAGGCATTAATAACACCGTTGGCGGCAAGCTGGAATTTTTGCTCGTTGATTACCGATTCCACAAACTCCATAACCTCGCTGTATTCTTCCTCTCGCTTCCACTTAATGATTGCAGCCTCGCTTGCACCGATGAATAGTCGGTATCCGGTCCAGGTGAAGACGCGCGGCTTATGGACAAGCGACTCATAAACGCCACCCTGAAAGCTGGCTGATTCTGACGCCTTGATCGCATTGTCCTCGGCCCATTCGAAATACTTCACTGACAGATCGAATAGTTGCTCTGGCGTCATAGCCCGGTTTTTCGCGAGTACAGTGCCAAACTTTTTCTTGTATAGCTCTTTGAAATTACCACCCTGGACTACGGGAGCGTTCTTAGGTTCACTCATAAATACATCCTCTTTGTTTAACATTTAGTGCTATTTTACCATATTGCAGGCATAAAAAAACCCGCCGGAGCGGGTTAGTGTTCATCACGACAATCGTCGTTTAATGCCTTTAGGGTGGGTCTTAGCTTTAGAATAGCAGTGAGCAAGGTCGCCAGTCATTTCCCATTGGTCCTTCTTAGGTGAGTAGGTCAGCCATACACCAGTTTTATCCTTCGCGTCCATCGCAATTGCTGCCGCCACAAGTGCGAAGCCAGCAAACAAACCAGCACCAAAAATAATGACACCAGCGATAATTAATAAAAAAATTGTCATGTTAAATCTCCTTGATTAATTCAATATTTATTTTGTGAGTGTCAAGGTTAGCGCCGGAAAGTTTTTTTGCTTTCGTGATGGCTTCATCCTGACTGGTTGCTGATAATTCAGCTTCGAAAGATTGCTTGCACGACTGGCAAAACATTCCCATCTTTCGAATAATTAATTTAACTTTGAATCGCTTCATCTTCCTGCGCCTTAATCATAACGCCAGCAATGCGACCAATAACAGCCTCGCCAGGATTTAATCGTTTTTTATAACGAGTGGTTTCACCGTTGCGAGTTACTTTAATTTCAATTTTGACTGATTCGTCTTTAGTTTTTTGCATTATGCAATCCTCTTGAATTGTTGCCGCTTACGGGTCTGCGGCGTTGCTTAACCACTATGCAACCGAGCTTGTTAGCTGGAAGTGTGAGAATCGTCTCACGCGTTGCGCTTAGTTGCGCCTCGTCTGTCTACGGGATTAATACTATCACCGCTCAGGGATTTAGGTCAATCATTAATTTCGAATTGACCATTAGTTACATCCTGCGGGTAATCAATCTCATGCAGATTTCCATCGTCGCCGTACACGAATACAAGCCTCTTTGACTTACTGACTTTTTCTACGTCGTACAAGCACCCCGCCGATAAAGCATTACCATTGCGTGAAGTGACACATCGAACCTGATCGCCTTTCTTTGGTAAATTGGCCATTATTCATAATCCCCCTCTTTGTTACCTACGCGCCCTGCAATATACCCGGCAGTCCAGACAAATTTGTAGCGGTCAATGAGTAGTTCGACCTTTTTATGGTGAGTCGAAATTACGTCAATCATAATCTTGTCGTTTTTCCGATCTTCTTTCTTCATTCCGCTGACGAATTTGTTTAATTCTTTCGCGGCACGCTTTACAACATTCCACTCCGCTTCGCTTAAACCGAACATTATTTATCACCTTTGAATGAAAAACTTACACCTAAAACCTGATTGCAAACCGACTCCATGTATCGCAACTGGTATTGAGCAACATTTGAAGGACTTAATTCATCGGTAAATAAATCCTCAACGTTGATTTCTTTTTTATGCTTGCGCTTCCATGCCTTGATGATATTTGGCAGGATGCGTTCGCTTTTCCATGCTGCGAACTCAGCTTGATTCGTCGACACAGGGGTTAGCTGTCTTTCGATCTGGTTAAGAATCTCAGCGGTATCGCCTTTTACGTGAAGCTGTTCTCCGATAGTGTCTAGTATTTCACGCGCTTGTTTATCTGACAGGTTAATCGTGATCATGCCTCTTCTCCTTCCTCTTCGATCGGGGTAAAAAACTGCGTGTTAACCGCAGGGTTGTAATAAACTCCGTCGTCATAGTCGCTTTCTTTCACTTCAATGAAAGCGTCGCAACCGTCATGCATGAAATCACCGTTGTCAGTATGAACCAGCTCGAATACCTCAGAAGTTTTGGTGCAAGTGAAAAACTTATCAGTTGATACCATCATTTCGATTTTCTCTCTTCGTTGTCGATGAGGTAACTATATCAAATCACCACACCGACGTTTTAGCAATTCGTGCTATTTATTGATGAACGTGGCGGCTATGTGCTGAGCGGTAATTTCTGGATGGCCTTCGACAGAAAAGAAGTCACACTCCTGATAACCGTTGACCCCGATCATATCGTCAAGATAGATATAGTCGCGACTGTCGTTGTCAAAGTTGCAACCGTTGCGATGGATTCGACACAGCTTGACCTGGATGTCACCTTCAATCATCTGCAAGATCTCGTCTTTGAATCCACCGTCAGTAAATACCGAAAGTGAATGCGACTCTTTCACCTTACTTTCCGCTCGCATACCGAAGAAGCGATTTCCGAACTGCGGCTTGATGACCTCCTCGCTAATCCAGATCATAAACTGGCGCGGGCTTTTACCGTTCAGGATTGACGCTGGCTCTTCTTTATAGCGACGGTCCTCATACAAGAACATGAAATACTCGAAATTAGTCTCACCCAGGATTGCTCGGGCAATCTCAAACATTGGCGCTTTGAAGCTGCGTAGCGCTACATGATCGTAAGTGTCAGCCAGGATGCATCCGATAGTGTCCTTTCCCGCACCAGGTGCGCCGTTTAAAATGATAGCTGTTTTCATGTTTACACCCCGTGTCTTTTTGTGAATAAACCTAATCTATCCCGCTCATCCTTTACTGCTTTGGCGGCCTCTTCTATTGTGTCGAACTGCCCGAGTCTCTTGTTTCTAACTTGCGCCCTATACTTTCCTCTATCTTTCATGAAAGTTACACCGGATACTCCGGTTGTGTTATCAGATCTCTTTTTTTGATTCCTGTTATTTATGGTTCTCGTTACCAATCTTAGGTTTTCTATTCTATTGTTTGTTATGTCTCCATCCATATGGTCTACCTCCATTCCATCAGGTATCTTGCCATTATGGTATATCCATACAAGCCTGTGAGCGCCTCTAGTTTCGTTTCTTACTCTGATTATTATGTATCCGTCTTTATCCTTGCTTCCTGCCGCGCCTCCTATTTTAGCTCTACTGTATTTAGATGATTTGGCCTTCCAATACAGAACGCCGTCAGAATAAGTAAATAACTCTCTTACCATTGATTTGTTATCAATCGACACCATGACTATTTAAATCCTCTCGACTATCACAGGCATATTCACAAACCTGATATGTGGTTATCCCTAGATCTCTGAATTTTTTTATTATATTCACTGAGTCATCCCAAGCCGCAAGAATGTTATCAATGCCGATAGCGCGCACTGCCTCTTCTTTCATTACCGTGTCTTTGCGGTTGTCGGTATGCGGTCGCATGACTAAGTAATCATATCGAGCGCCGTGATGCTTAAGCCATAACTCAGATGCGTAACGCACCTCATCACTTCGCCCGGTTAAAATGATCACATGATACCCAGCGGCAAACATAGAGTTCATCACATCGATCGTGCTCTGGATTGGGTTATCAAATATTGCCGCTCGGTTAAACTCAGACCAGCTTTCAGTCAAGTGCAAATCCTTTGTTGGCAGCAGGTGAAGTCGACCAGATCCATCGCTAAGTGTCCCGTCAAAGTCAAAGATTGCCACTCGGCGCGTGCCGAGAAACAGGTTGATTGTCTGGCCCCAAATTGTGATTTTATCCATGATTTATTCCTCTGATTGGTTGCTTAACTCAACGAAGGGCATTCTAACAAATGCCCTTGAGCAAGTTTTAGCAATTCGTGCTATTACCAGCAACTGATCTCATAGTTGGCCCAGTCATCAAAGCTACCCTGGCTGAAGTCGCCACCGTAGTTTTCCATAAGTTCATCGATCAGGAAGTAGCAGGATTCGCCGTTACGATAGAAGTATGAATCTGCAACGTTGCGCGCCCAACGTCCGGCATCTTTCTTGCTCATTTTCCAGTATTTAATTGCAATCTTCTTGAATGCACGCACAACACGCTTGCGGATCTTAACGTGCTTGTACACCGCGTTGCAGCCATAGGCCATATATTCGTTATTGCCAAGATTCTGCATGATGTACGGATTTACTTCTTTTGACGTAATCATTAGGTCGCCATCGCCGCGACGAGCATCGTAAGTTCCTGCGGTAATGTAGTGACCTTTGAACACACCAAGTCCATGCAGGGTGTATTGATCGTTAGGCGCTTCAATGCAGATTAAGTGTTTCATGATCGCTTCCTCGTTTGTTGGTGTAGGGGAATCATAGCGTATTCCCCTTGATAGGTTTTAGCAATTCGTGCTATTCGTTTTAATAGTGATGCAAAAATAATTTTTTAAGCACGTCACAACGCGCGCTGAATCGACTTGTGGGAGCCTTAAAATTTCGTGGACCAATTGCACTGCCGACACCTCAGATTTGTAGTAGTGTGCTATTCTGGAGGTATTTGGGCGCATTCCTTCCACTGCATCGCGTGCTGCATCTTCTACTGTCATGATAGTAGCCATAAAACACCCTTAAGAGATAATGTCAGGACCAGGAGGCAGAATAGCAACTCCTGAAATGATGGCGGCTCGTTATTCCAGTTAGAAAAGTCTGGCATAGTGTTTTCTCCAAAAGAAAGGGGAACCGTTCAGAGTCGATTCCCCATTAGCATTACATGATGGAAAGCAGCGAAATAGCAGCGACCAGGAGAACAAGCGAGGCGGCAAGATTGAATAAATCCACCTTCTCTTTAAACTTCAGCGCTGGCTTGCGGTCAACTTCCGACGGCTTGACGTTATGGATCTTGTTAGCTGCAACATTGCCGTTGACGCGGAAGGTGCGCTTGCGCTTCTTGCCGAACGTTGCGAACTTAGTGCCGCCGCTATTCCAGCGAAGACCTTCACCGTTGTGAGTTACGGTTGCAATTCGGTTGCGGCCCGTGTCGTCGGTCAGAGCTACGGTTTGCTCTGCGTGCTCAGTCGGAACATCGTAAATTTTGCCAACAGTAAATTTTTTGGTGTTATCGCTGATACATTCGAATTTCATAAATTTTACCTCCAGTTGGTTGTCGTGCTTCAATAAGGCCACTATATCAAATGGCCTTGCGGAAGGTTTAGCAATTCGTGCTATCGTTTAACGCACATAGTTTTTACTTCATATCCGAACGGCTTGTTCTCTGCGATAACTTCCCGTGCCTTGTTGCATGATTGTTGACTTTCCATGTATACGTGATCCGGACCTTTGCTCATCAAGATAATCAAGACCCATGCAGTCATTATTTCACCTCGTAGCGGACAAGAGTTCCGCGCTTAATGCTGATTTCACCTGATACCGTCTTGTGCTTAAAGCTGCCGTAATGCAACAGGAGAATCACCACATCATCATGTACCTCAATAGTTTTAGGCGTGGCGGTAATCTCGATCCAGGATTCGCTATCAAGTTGGACACCTTTTAGTGTCGCGCTCAATGGCATGTTCTCGATCTGAGTGCATTGTAGCGCTGGCTTGATTTCTGGCTTTGCTGCATGGAAGATGGAGCGACCAACCTTCCAACCAGGCCCGACTCCCTCAACATAATATGGAAGAGATGGGATGTTATCAGGATTGTGATTGTTATGAAGCTCAATAAGATTACCAACAATAGACGGGTGGCACTCATTGAATGATGAATCTGTTGCGCGATCTTTGCTGTGGCAGGTTATTTTACCGCAGCTAATAGTGTTAAATACTACAGGGAACTGAATATCTTTTAATTTTAACATGATGCTTTCCTATTAGTGGTTGATGTGGGGATTATACCAGTCAGGCCAAATCCCCTTTTAACAATTCGTGCTTAGTATACTAACTCGCACTCAATACCGATCGGCTCTGGACATCGATGGAAGAAGCAAAGCGCTTCTTTATTCATACCGCCAACGAATCCAACTGCCTTAAGTTGCTCATGGCTAACGTATACCAAGTTGTCAGTTGTCCCAATGAAGTCAACGATAACCGGGAACGTGCGATTCTCATAACCTGGTCGCATCGGGTAGCCGCCATTGCTGAGAAGACGAACCTTGCGCGGCTTGATGTTTGCCTTCACTTCCCAATCAAAAAAGAACATCGTTCCGTCTTTCTCGTTGAAGTCAGCTGGGCCAAATACCGGGCTAACCGACAGGCCATAATCAAGATCGTACACGCCAGCTTTTACAAGGTCATCAACCTTAACGCGGTAGCCTCCAGTACTTGAGTCGCACTTAACCGCGTCAACCACGATAGGGTCAGCTTCCAGGTCGCGGGTGAATCCCTTGTAACCGCCATTGCTAAGTAATTTAATTTTCATGTTTGCGTCCTCGTTCGTTGTCGATGGGGTTACTATATCGCAACCCCGGAGTTGAGTTTTAACAAAAAGTGCTATTCGCAAGTGATTTCATTTGATGTTATTGGTAGCAATACGTTGCCAACCATCACGAAAGTAGTAACCTGGCTCCCGGTTTCATGACAGCTATCCCTGGCCTCGCCGCAGCCGGACACTACCAGGATAGCCATGGCGACCGCCGCCATCATGCAAATCAGAATCCGCATCATTCGAACGCTCCCGCACACAGTAGCAACATGATTACGATTCCAACCACAACATGACCTACGCAAAAGAACCATACGGCAGACCAGAAAGCAATTATGTTGAAGTTCATTTCAGCACCTCGATCTTGTTGTCGCCGATTGAGTTCTCTACGACCGATTGCGGGTCATCACCTGTAACTCTAATGTAGAAATTACGAATAACCGTGAAGTTCCATTGACCGCGCCATTTGAAATACAATCCGTGCTTTGCTCCCATTGCGTAGTGAGTGGATTTTGCCGGGATCATGTGCCCGTTGACGCGGGTTAGTTGAGTTAGGTTGCTGTAACGTGGCATGATTATTACTCCTCAATTAAAGTGCTGATGTCATCGAATCCCTGCAGGTCTGCGTTCCAGACCAAGAAGTTTGCGAGGTTGTCGCACCGCACCCACTTTCCGTTATCTTCCATGTAGGTTTTGTATCCACCTGGTACGGCCTTTACTGCAAAGCGCTTGTTGTCGCGAGTGATGAAAATAGCAAAGCGGTTGTTATTGGTTGAATCGATGGCTTGCTGGTTCTTGACGATTGACATGGTGATTCCTCTGATTGGTATCTCGTTTTGATGGGGTAACTATAGCAAGATACCCCGATCCGGTTTTAACAAAAAGTGCTATTCTACGATAAACTCGACATCGGTGATTTCCCACTTATTCGGGTCTGGTGCGCTGAGGTTCTCAATTTCGCACATGTTGCCTTCGACCTTGATGAGCTTTAGCTTTTGATTGTTTAGCTTTTGAATTCTCGCCACCAGGTCTCTCGCCTTCACATTTATAACGTACTTATCCAAACCTTTAGTAAAAAATGACTGACCAACAGTGTCGAGGTTTATTTTGATTGACCTCTTACCAATCAGCGCATCAGCGATCACTTGGATGTTTTCGGTTTGCTTGGCCTGAGCCTGTTTCTCTGCTTCTGTTAATGGTTTGATATTAAACATAATTACTTCTCCTTACAGTCCACATTTTTCGATATGCGCTTTCATCTGGCGAACCAGGTCGCGCACGGTGCTTACAGTAACGTCGCCTTTCTCAAGATCATCAACATCAGGAACAAACGAATCCAGACAATCAGCCAGGCTGACTTTTTTCCGGCTGCGGCGCTTCTTCACCGGAACTTCTTCGTCACTCACTGAGATAGTAACGACTCGCAACTTCTCATCGTTCATGGTCACGCTCACCTTGACCGACTTGCCGATCTTGGAGAAGTGTCGAGAAACGATCGGGGTGATGAATGAGGATTTAAACTTCTCGTTAATCTCATCCGTCTTCCCGAGCAACCAGGACTCGGCGCCTTTGGCAACATCATGTTCGTCAGCGTCTGGCATCGACTTTCTTGCTGCGGCCTCAGCCATCTTATTCGCGTCGAATGTGAACTCGGTATTCTCGCCATCACCATAAAGCTGATCGCAGGCGGCCCGGATAACATCGGTCACTTTTGCCTCCGGTCGCTGCTCAACCGTTACTCCGGCCTTCTCGTAAGCTGCCTTGATTGCTGCCTGTACTGCGTCTGACTGGTAAGAACTCATAGCTTTCTCCTTAGTTTCAATATACACCATGATTAACATGTAACACCGTGTCTCTAATCGTAGTGTTACACGACGACCCGCATGTGTCAAGGTCTGCGGGGCGATTTTAAGTGTGGTTAATCGTGTTAATCGTGTTAATCGATTTCCCTAAATAAATATGCGCCGATAAAACTACTGTATATATAAACATGAGCATCATAATCAGAGCATCCAACGATTAACATAAAAGACACGCTATACAACCATATTACAAATAATAGTATCTATATATATAAATAAAAAAAACACTTATATATTATATATATACATATATCTATATGTATATTATAAGGCGTAATTTGGCGTAATTTTGTATACGATTGCGATTTAGGCAAATCATATACAATGATTAACACGCAATCAAGCGTAATCGTAATCGATAGCACTTTTTGCTAAAAATGGAGATGACTACCAGGCGAACCTGGTAACACTAGATCCCCCCTCTCACAATCATTGCATTCTAAGCAACAATCACATCAACAGTTGCACACCATGCAAC